CACGTACACGTACTTGAACGACACCCTCAGGAACTCCGGGAAGTTCTACATGGGGAATCTGAAGAACCGCGATAACCCGCTGTTCGAGCGCATGATCGGGAAGATCCTGTGGCAGTCCAAGCGCATGCGCGCCATCGAATCCGGCCTCATCGACCTCAACAACGACCAGATTCTGGACGCGTCGCGGCGGATCTCCCAGGGGATCGGCCTCGGAGCGGATCTCGAGAGCATGCTCATGGCAAGCTGATGGCGGGACTGGATTTTGAGGAATACGTGAGGCGGGGTCTCTCGTCCTTCGCCCACGGGGACCACGCGATCAAGATCCATGCTTCCTTCATGGTGGATGAGAGCGGGCGCCAACAAATGTGCCTGTATTGCAATAGCTGCGGCTCCTACGTCAAGGCCCTCTACGACGGCTTCATCGTCGACCGGAACAAGCTATCGATCGGAAACAAGACCGTGAAGAAGCTAGTGTCCGAGTTCCGGATGTTTCCGGAGGACTGCCGGGAGGCGGCCAAGTTCAATCTGGTATCTGAGATCATGGAGAGCTAGCTCTCCATGATCTCACGCATGGCTTCCTCATCCAAGATTTTCCGCAAGTCGGACATTCTGGCGAACAAATATGTCATATACCCGTACTCAGCGTTCGTCCCGTATCCTTCCCTTCCAGTAATCCGGAACGTGGCGAAGTAGACGACGGTCTTCCAGACCGGCCTATGTCCGTGCTTCCTCTCGTACATGTTGACCACATACGGTAGTCCCCGGTGCCCCTCTCTCTTGGTCAAGGTCTGGAATATGCTGCGGACGTACGCTTCTGTTTCGATGGCATCGAAACAGGCTCTGGCAGCCGCGAGGCGAGCGGTTTGACTGAACTGCGTGGACGTGCTGAGGTAAACCCTCCGGAATCGGAACGGGCTCATGCAATGCTTTACGCCACGGCTCTCTTCACCTCCGATGATGTACTCTGCCGGATGGCGTCCATTGCCGTCATCGTGTGCGACATTGGGGACGACCCCTTCAACCTGGTCGGTACCCAGAGGCCCATCCTCGCGTACGTCGCCTCGAACCCGCAGCTCCGCGCCGCCGGAAGGGACGAGAAGGAGGCCTTGGAGATGCTTCGGGCCAACATCCTCGGGCATGCTCACTCTTCCAAGAAGCGCAAGGCCGTCGAGATGGACTTCGACGATCTTCTTGTCGAGGAGATCATGGAATGGTGAAAGCGGAGTACGAGGAATGGGGTGAGGCCAAGAGGATGGCCGACTTCATCCATGAGCAGTGGCCTCACATACCGCGCGAGGACGCCTTCGAGTTCTACAAGGGACTCGCCCATATCCCGGCCGCGGAGGGATCCGTGAAGACATCCCTCTGGGTCCTCAAGCGCGTCCTCGACCACGAGCTGCGCAAGTGACCGACCAGAGGACTGACCAGCAAGACTGGATCCGGCGCCGTGCCGACGCCGTCCGCCAGGTCTACTCGGCATTCGACGCTATGACGGAGTTCGGGTACGGGGAGCCCCTCGTTGATCAGGACACCGCCATTCAGGTCTCGTGCCCCTTCCACGGCGTTGACGCGCGCCCGTCCGCCAGGTACTACCCCGCCCTCGGCCACAGGTCGGACTACGTCCGTTGCTACTTCTGCCGGGAAAACTGGGACGCCCTAAACCTGTTCATGAAGTTCCGCGGCCTCCAGTTCATGGACGCGCTGAAGGAGCTAGAAAAGAGGTTCGGCATCAAGGTCCCGAAGCGGCCGGACGGGACGCAGTTCGAAGAGCCGAAGGATAGGAGCTCGTCGCAGTACACGTCCGACGCCTGGGGCGACGTCCCCAGGGTCCTCGATATCCTGGAGAAGAAGCTCGCCAGGCTCAGGGACAGGGCGTCCCTCTCCGACTACGTTAGGTTCTGCCGCGTTCTCGACCGCGTCTCCCTGGACTATGACCTGGCGAAGGGAAAACAGACGGACGCGATGGTGCAGATCCTCATGAAGCTCCGGGAGGCCATGGATCAGGTCCCGGACGTGAGCCTGTCCGATGCCGTCGACGATCTACCCCATTGAGTACGTGATCGAGCTGAGCACCGGCGAGACCGTGCTCGTGTCGGAGCTCGATCCCGGGAGGGTCCCGTCCCTCTCCGACCCGGCCGTCGTGGAGGCCGCTTCCCCTGTCCTCGATCGGTGCGCCAAAATGCCCCGAGCCGCCCTCGAGGCCGCCAAGATGGGGCACTCGAAGCACTTCGAGGAGCTGATGTCGACGCCGCCCATCGGTGCCCTCATGAAGCTCGAGCGGCACCTGTGCGCGGAGCGCAGGGAGTGCGCGATGGCCGGACACGGCTGTACAACTAGGAACGTGGTCCGCCGCGGCCCTCCGGGCCGCTTCCCAGTGTGCTGGGAGTACGAGCCCCCGGACGAGACTGACCCGTCCGTCGCCTTCGCTGCGCGCGACCTCGCCGGGTGCGTGGTCCTGGCGTGGAGGGCCGGAAGGATTGCTGTGATCGTCGATGGGTGACCCGGGAGCTCATCCGTACCGTCGCCCATGGACCACTCGGGTTCTTGACGACCTTATCTTCGCTTCCGGCCGAAACGACACCGCCGGCATGCAGTTTCGGATGAGCCTTCGGGACTACGCCGACCTCCGCAAATTCAGTAGGGACGTCCTTGATTTTGAGGTGGACCGCGTCCATATTCAAGAAGGGTGTATGGCCCACATTTATGGGATCCCAATCTTCGTGAGGAAGAGCGTACCGAACGGCCTCATCACCCTCTTCGACTCGGAGGACCGAGATCTCGCCCACATTATCGAGGACGGCGAGCTTCATTCCGGAGAGTGCAGGGATCCGATGTGTCTGATCAAGTCCGTGATGCTGACCTAGTCCGTTTCAGTACGGACTGTTTATCCAGAGTTCTTCTTGAGCTCGTCCAGAAGCTCGTCCAGAAGCTTCTGACCCCGCGCCGTCCTGATGCGGGGGAGGTCGACGCTCACCGCGACGTGCAGGTCCCCGCGCCTCTTAGTCATGGCCCCGACCAGGCCCGCGCCGGGGACCGTCACGACCGTCTTTCCCGCCTGGACTCCCCCCTCGATGTCGATGTTCACCCTGGACCCATCCAGGGTCGGGACTGACACCGTCCCGCCCCTCAGGGCCACGGACAGAGGGATCACGTGCTCCGTGTAGAGGTCCGCCCCCTCACGGGCGAACCTGTCATGCTGCGCGACCCGCACCGTCACGTAGAGGTCGCCCGGCGCCCGCCCGTCCCCGGAGGATCCCATCCCGGCGAGCCTGAGTCTTTGCCCGTCTTCAATTCCGACGGGGATCCTAACCTTCACCTGCCTCTCGGAGGCCACACGCCCGGCCCCGCGGCACGCCGGACATGCGACGAGCGGGGCAGACCCGCTCCCGAAACACGCGGGGCACTTCCTGACCCTCTCCCCGATCCCGATCCTGAAGTCGAGCACCTTGCCGCTGCCGGAGCATGAGCCGCACGGGATGGTCCTGGAGCCCTTCGCGCACCGCGTCCCGCGGCATTCCTGGCACAGGACCTTCACCTTCGACGCCGAAGATATCTCCTTCACGCACCCGGAAGCGACTTCTTCGAGGGTCACGGACACCTCGGTCTCAACGTCCTCCCCGGGGGTCCCGGCCGGGCCGTCGTCGTCAACCCACGTGTGCTCGGTCTTCGGACGCTCCCTCTGGCGTCGGCGTCCAGGACCTGGGAATCCGACGTGCCTGAGAAAGTCGTCCAGGTCTTCGGGGGAGTACGCCTGCTTCGGGTCGTACGTCCTCTTGCCCCAGCTGGTCCTCGGTCTCAGGGACTCGAGGTCGTACATCTCCCTCCGCTGCGGGTCGATCAGGACCTCGTAGGCCTTCGTGGCCTCGATGAACCTCGCCTCAGCCCCCTTGTCGCCCTGGTTCTTGTCCGGGTGGCTCTCCAGGACGACTTTCCTGTACGCCTTCTTAATGGCGTCCGCGTCCGCGTCCGACGGGACGCCCAGGACCTCGTACAGGCTTCTGTCTGACACCGGGGACGTTACGCCTCCGCCGGCGCGACCTCCGCGGTGTTGTCGCCCCGCATTGCCTCGATGCTCTTCGTCCCGGACGCCCACATGATCCCCTGGACGAACCCGAGCCACCGCATTGCCTTCTCCGTCCTGCCGGCGGCGACGTGGTCCCGGATCTGCCGGCACATCCATCGCGCGTGGCTGAGCATGGACTCCCTTCCGCTCGGAGGGAACCCGTCCCCCTGGTGCTCAGCCGGATAGCTGACCAGCTCCGACTCGTACTTCGCTGCGACCGCCAGAATTTGTTCGTTCGTCATTCCCGTCCTTACACCGGGAGGACCCTGGTTGTAAGGTCACCCGGCATGCTTCAGCTCCGCCAGATGGACGACCGTGTCAGCGTTCAGCGCGATTGGTTCAAGGACTATAGCTTTCACCTCGTGGAGAGGGTCAACCAGGTCTCGAAGCTCGTCGATATCTGCGTCCAGCGCGGGATCTGCTCTCTGGACACGGAGACGACCGGAGTGGACAACCGCGTCTATCCGGACGAGTACTTCGAGGACGGGCGCGAGACGCGTCACGGGATCAGGACTGTCGATAGGATAGTTGGCCTCTGCATCTCGTTCGACGGTCAGAACGGATATTACCTCCCCCTGTCGCACGACCCGGAGGACGCTGGGAACCTGCCGTGGGATCCGGTCTGGGATGAGATCACGAGACTCGTCAACAACTGCCGGATCATCTTCCACAACATGAAGTTCGACGCCGAGTTCCTCTATCCGGTCACCGGGAAGGAAAACTGGGGCTTGGACGAGTTCGAGGACACGATGCTCCTGTCCAAGGTCATCAGTCCCCTGAAGAGCAACCCGGCGGGCCTGAAGCAGCGCGCCAAGATCGACTTTGGCGTCGACATGGTCGAGCTCGACGAGCTCTTCACCGCCGAGAAGAAGGACCAGCTCAAGCGGGAGAAGGTCCGATACAACTTCGCCCTCTTGCATCCGAAGGAGGGCAAGGAGTATGGGGCCTCCGACGGGATCTTCACGTACAAGGAGTGGTTCCACCACTCCCCGAAGCTCGCCGAGGGGGACCAGCGAATCTACAACCTCGAGAAGGCGTTCTGCAACGTCATCCGGAAGATGGAGCGGAACCGAGTCCACGTCGACGTGGATCGCGTAAACCAGCTCGCCGTCGAGTGCAGGTCCGAGATGACCAAGACCGGCGACATCATCCGGGAGTTCATCGAGAAGCGCACGGGCCAAACGGGTAAGTGGCTGACCCTCAACGTCGGATCTCCGGCCCAGCTCTCAGCCGCCCTGTTCACTGACCCTGAAGGCATGAAGCTCAAGCCCACGCCCGAGATGGTGAACGAGGGCGACGGCGGATGGGGGACGAACTACGACGGCGGCGGCGGGAGCGACGATGACGACGATGACGACGACCCCGGGAAGCCGAAGACGTACTCCTTGAAGGACGAGGTCCTCAAGTCGCTTCACCGATACTACGGCAAGGACCTGTCCGTCCAGAGGGACGGCGTGGTCGACAAGGACGGGAAGCCGAAGCGCGAGAGCATCTTTGAGCTCGTGCTCGAGTATCGGCATTACGACAAGATGAAGGGCTCGTACGTCGAGAAGCTCCAGAAGTCGCACGACAAATACGGGGACGTCAGGCCGTCGTTCAACCAGATGGGCACCGACACCGCGCGCCTCTCGTGCAAGGCGGGCAAGATCGAGGAGGGGTACTCCGGGGTTAACTTCCAGGGAATCCCGCGCGACTCCGACGATGACAAGCCCGAGCTCTTCAAGCAGGTCAGGACCGTGATCATTCCACGGCCCGGCTGGTTCCTCGTGAAGCTCGACTACTCGGGCGAGGAGCTCCGCGTCGTCACGAACATGTCCGGTGATCCGATCTGGACCGAGTCCTTCCTGCACGGGGACGGGGACGTGCACTCGATCACGACGCGGACCCTGTACGGGCGGCAGAACATCACGAAGGGCGAGCGCAACATCGGGAAGCGCTGCAACTTCGCGTTCATCTACGGCGGGGGCGCCGGTGCCATCTCAAGGAACATCGGGTGCACCATCGAGGATGGCCAACGCCATATGGACAACCTCAGGCGGGACGTCCCCGTCCTGATGGGCTATGTCGACCACCAGAAGAAGTTCGCCAACAAATACAAGTGCATCTACACGGCCTTCGGCCGAAAGATGCCGATTCCGACCATCGACTCTCCGATCCGGGCAATCAAGAAGAAGGCCGAACGCTGCGCTATCAACTACACGATCCAGGCCACCTCGGCGGACGTCCTGAAGTTCGCCATGTGTCTGATCGACAAGAAGATCCGGGAGCTCGGGTGGGAGGACAGGGTCAGGTACGTGCTGACCGTCCACGACGAGATCGTGTTCGAGATCCGTCCCGAGTACCTGATGGACGTAATCCCGCTCCTCAACGAGTGGATGGTCCTGCCGTGGAGGCTCCCGAAGGCGCACGGACGGCCATGGGTCGTCCCTCTCGAGACTGAGCCCGGCATCGACGTCCACTGGAGGGCTAGGTTCGACTTCTTTCAGATGACGCGCGGGACCAGGGCGAAGCCAGAGGACATTGGCCCGGACGGGACGTATAAGGGCAAGCTCAAGGACGGGCAGCTCTTCGAAAACGGCCGCATCTATCAGGAGATCCCGGACTTTCTCGACACCCATGTGTGGCGGTTGCCCCTGGACAAGAACGGGGAGCCGATCGTTGAAGGGGGGCCCACGGCCCCCCTCCCCGCCCCGGAGCCGGAGCCGGAGCCGGAGCCGGAGGTCATCGTGGCAAAGGCGGAGGAACCTGCGCTTTCGGAAGGGACGAAAAAGGTGCCGGAGCCGGTGCCGGAGCCGGTCGCGAAATCCGAGGAAACGAACATGGACCCTGGAGACATCGACATCGACATCGACATCGTCGGGACTGAGGGGTTCCCCGACGTCCAGGTTGACGCAGGCCCAGTCGAGGAGAGTCCGCCGCCGAAGATTATGGTCAAGGCTAAAGAGGCCCGTCCTGTTGGCCCGGACGAGAAGGTGCTGCGGTGGGTGTTCAAGGACGTCCCGTCGGACCAGTCGATGCGAAAGCTCCTGGCTGTGTGCATCCTGGCAGAGGGTCAGGTCCCGCTCCGGATAGTCAACAAGAAGGACCAAGTCCTCATCCCGGAGGGCGAGGGGGTCCGCGTCCATCCGGACCGCTTCCAGTATCTGGCGTCCCTGTTTGGCCTGGGCTGAGATCTTCTTCCACCAGGGCCGCCGCGGCAACGAGCGCGGCTATGTTCATGAGCGTCAGCTCTCGCATGACGGGATCGTCCGAAAAGCGCGCGTCTCGCAGGAGCCCGATCTCTCGCTTCGCCAGGTCCGCCAGGGCCTCCTCGAGCAAGAGCGCGGTGAAGCTCGAGGCGATCTTCTCAATCCGGGCTATCTCGTCCGGCTCCAGGAGCCCCTGCAGCTCTTCGTCCTCGACCACGCTGGACGGTACCCGGGTGTAACATTGTCGGATGGACAAGGCTAACGGCGGAATCCTGTCTGGGCTCTTGATCAAGCAGGCCGTCCTCGACGGTCAGATCGTGATCGATCCATGGGACCCGACGCACGTCAACTTCGAGGATAAACTCAACCCGGCCTCCTACGACCTGACCCTCGGGAAGTGGGTCGCGGTCTACGAAAGCGTGGTGCATGCGGACTTCGAGTGCGAGGGGTCCGGGATCCCGGGGGAGCGCCTGCACCCGAGGGCTCTCTTCATTGGGAAGAGGGGCGGCTGTCTCGACGCGGCAAAGCCGAACCCCGTCATCAGGTACGAAATGGACGACCGCGGCTTCCTGCTGAAGCCCGGGATCGGATACCTCATGCACACGGTGGAGCGAATCAGGACGGACTGCTACGTCCCGATCGTCGACGGCAAGTCGTCCGTGGGCCGCCTCTTTGTGTCGGCCCATGTGACGGCCGGGTACGGGGACCCTGGATATGACGGCCAGTACACGCTCGAGGTCGTGGCCGTCCATCCGACCATCGTCTATCCGGGGATGCGGTTCTGCCAGATGCGCTTTCACACCCTCATTGGGGAGGTGGAGAGCTATGCCGGGAAGGGTAGCTACCGCGGAGAGCTCGCGGAGGGCCCCGTCCCCTCCCGGTCGTGGAGGATGTTCGATGCCGAAAAGTCTGGGAAGGGAGCTGCTTGAGCTCGAAGAGTCGGACCCGAACGTTGCCCGGGCGGCCCGCGGGTACGAGAGAGTGAAGGAAGGCATCCTTTCCCGCCCCGTGCACAAGATCTTCGAGCGCGGAGCTGTCGTGGTCGTCAGTTGCGACAAGATGAGCCGCCAGGCTGCTTTCCGCGTGACGCTCCCCGCGAGCCTAGCCCAAGCCGTGACCCCCGCGCTTCTGGGCGCCGGCGTCATAGATCAATACACTCTCGCGAACCCCGTGGCTGCTTGGATTCCGACGCTGGGTCCGGACAGGTTCAAGGACGTCGGGCCTGGGGTCCCGGAGGCGGTGAACGAGGCGGTCAGGATGAAGGTGATGGAGGTTTTGACGATGTTCAACGGGCTCGGCCAGGTCGTCGTGGATCCGTCGGACCTAATACCCATGCTTCCGCTCGGGACCTACGTCAGCTTCCGTCTGCGGTTCGTCGTGGACAAACTCGTCCCGGTCCTGGACTTCCTCGAGGCCATGCCGGTCGCCGGGGCCGGGGAGCTCCGGTACGCTCTGGCCGGCGCTCTGTCCGAGGTCCTCGAGGGCTTCGGTCCCTAGGATAACCTGGCGGGGCTCCTGACCGTAACCCCTAGGACGTACCAGCGCTGCTTCCCGTTATTGCGTTCCTTGATGGTCCCAAGGCGAACCTCAGATCCGGGGCTGCAGAGGTCGGCGACCCGCCTCGCTATTGAGTCGGCGAACACGTGCGCCCGGTGGAACCCGGGGTTCGGGGACTGGAACATCACCGCCACGCTCTCGCGGCCAAACTCTATTGTCTCCTCGGGTTCGCCGTCCCCGAGGTCAGAGGGGATGAAGCCCTCGCGCCGAAGCTTCTCGCTCGCAAGGACGACCATCTTCTCCGGCTCCGTCAAGTGTTCGAACGCTTTCTTGAGCATCGGGTTTGCCTCGGCCAGCGCACTGACCTTCCCGAGGCGCCAGTTCTCGGCCCTCTTCATGGCCAAGGACGACGACAGGCCGGGATGGACTATCGGTTTCGCCTTACGTAGCTCCCCGTCCTCCCCGACGTAGTCTGGCGGCTGGTAGATGGCCTCCTCCGGGAGCGCCATTACGGACTTTCCGGTCGTCTCGTCCACCAAATAGAGGCTCTTCGGGCCCTTTCGTTGGACCTCGAGTTCGGCCAGGACCTGACCCACGGCCTTAGCGAGGAGCTCCTCCGTCCCCTCCCTGAGGACTGGGAACGACCGTCCCGACCTCGAGACGGACAGAATGCGGAGGAGCTCCTCGGAGGCGGACGACGCCGGGTCGGCCGCAGCAACCGTCTCTCGGGCCTCCGGGTTCTCCTCGAGCTCCCTTCGGACCATCCTCAGATACGAAAGTAGCTCTTCCCTGTCGTCCCGGACCTCGATGGCGTTCTGGGACGCCTTGGTCAGGCCCTTTTCATTCGTCATCGAACACAAACGTCGACCCGGGCTTTTCGACCGGGTCGGCCCCCTTCAAGACCGTTCCTTGTACGAACGGAGTGTTTTGCATGTCGCCAACCTGTCTGGGGGCGGGGGCTGGTACGGGGGGCGGAACCGGTCTTTCCGCGGTCGTAGTTGGCGCCGTAGCGGGCGCCGGGGCCGGTTCCGGATGTGGTGCGGGAGGATCGGCTTCCTGGGCAGGAGGCGCCGGCACTCGCGGCTTCGGCATTTTGCTCGCCTCTATGACTGGAAGATTCGCCGTGGAGACCACGACCTGGGGCCTCGGTTGACCAACCGGGAGGAATCTTTTGGCCCGGATTTTCGCATAGCGAGGGTCGTCCTCGGAAGCCCTGGGTACTTGGTCGAATAGGGCTTCCTTCCACCCCGTCACCCTCTTCTTGAAGAGCGAGTGGTTACCTCCGCTCCTGACGCACTCCGGGTTCTGACAGCGGACGCAAAACACCCTGTTGAACTCGTCGAGCGGGGCCTGTCCGACGTCGGACATGCACTCTTTGAGAAAGTCTGGACGGACGACTGTCATGGTCCCGGTTACATTACCCCCGTGCGCGCTTGCGTTGACGCTCGCGATGTGATAGACTTCCATTGTCGTCGCGCACCCTCATCTCAGAGGGATGTCCATATAGTCCGGGGGGACCCCCGTCGAAGGTAGGTGAGGATGGCTGCTGGTAGCTCCGTAAACCGCGTTCGGAAGGTCAAGGTGTCGGGTAAGCCAATCAAGGAGCCAGGGAGGCTCCCATGGCCCCGAAAAGCCGAAGACGGGACGGAGTTGGGGGTCAACGTCCGGGAGAAGCGGCAGGACATCATCAAGATCGTCCACAAATACTTCCGGGTCCCGGACGTTCCAATGGAGGAGCTGATGCAGGAAGTCTTCCTGCAGATCATCCACAAGAACTACGGACGCAGCGCGCACGATCCGAGGAAATCGAGCTTCGGCCACTATGTCTACCTCGTGGCCAACAATGTGTGCATAAACCTCGTCCACCGGAAGAAGCGCTTCGAGAAGGAACGGGACTCCCTGGACGCCCCGAACGGGCACGACGACAGCAGGACGCTCCTCGACACCGTCGAGGCGTGCGAGGACCCGGAGGATCCGTTCCAGGAGCGCATGGAGGAAGTGGAGGCCGTGATGAGGCAGCGCGGGATGTGGGACCTCGCCAGGTACGTCCGGGCCGCCCGGTCCGGGGCCTCGCCGGACGTCGTGCGAGAGGCCCTGTCGTGGGGCGGGCGCGAGGTCACAAACCGCGACATCAGGGACATGAGGCACCGCCTTCAGGAAGCGGTTAGCGCCCTCGTTCCGGCCTAGTTCCTGGGTTTCCAGCCCGAGATGCCTTCCATGAAGCGGTTTATCCTCCGCTTCATCGGGGCGCCCCCCTCCCTGTGCTCCAGCGTGAGCCTCCCCCTGATCAGGGGGAGGGCTGTCTCCGGCCTCTTCAGGAGCTTATTGCACCCGCCGCAGACGAAGACGTCCTCCAGGATGCCGTCGTCTCCCTTCTTGGCGACGAGCTTTCCGTCCCTGCTGCAGAACCAGCAGGGGCCTGTTATCTCAGAACTCATTCAGAAACAGAGACACTACCCGGTCGAGCGTCAGCCCAGCCTGGAGGTTCACCCGTTCTGACAGCAGGAGGGCGGCTGGGAGGGGGAGCTCGAGCTGGAAGATCCCGGATCCGGCGACGTTCGCGAGCATCTTCTTCAGGAAGGCCTCGACCAAATCGTTGAATTGGACTGGCTCGTACTTGCCCTGGACGACCGCGTGCGGGTCGCAAAGGCCCGGGTTTGACCTGACGAAGTGAGTCGAGCACAAGGCGGGACGGACGGGATACGCCAGACAGGTCCCGGACTCGGGCCGCAGGACGGGGCACCTCCTGCCCATCATGAACCACGCGGCGGGACTGGCCTCCATTGCTTCCGGCATCTGCGCCTCCGCCCGGGCTCGGACCCCGACCCACTCCCCCGACTCGAGGAGATGGTCGTACATGATGAGTGCCTCGGCCATCGTCACCTTAACCAACCTACTACAGCACCCGGAGCACCCGGCTTTGCAGGGGGCCGAGCTCCCGAGGACGCGGAGCCTCCGCCTCTCCGCCTTCGAGGCTGCGTCGACGAGCGCGAGCTTCACGGGCCCGAGGGCCTGTGTAAGTCGGATGTCCATTAGGCCTCCGCCCTGAACAGGCTCCCTATGGCGTCCCCGACCTTGTCCGGCATCTCGCCGGGTGGGCCTCCCTCCATCAAAGCGGCCTTCGCCCAGACGAGCCTCCTGATCCAGAACTCGAGGGCGGCCCTCTCCCTCGTAAGGCCGGCGACGCCGGAGGACTTCAGGAGGTGCTCCCTACACACGGAGGAGGCCATACGGACAAGCTCTTCCTCCATGGACAGGACGGAGTGCCCCTCCGGGAGGATTTCCGACAGGCGCCAGAGCCTGGCTAGTCTCGACGCGAAAATGGAGACCGGATCCCTTCTCACTCCGTTCACGGGCCACGATACGCCTGCGCCCCGGACATTTACATCCGGGGCGCAGGCGCCAAGGTCGGCGGACCTCACGTGGCGCTGGAGACGGATGCGTCTCCAGCGACCTTCTCGACGAACTTCGCGGCCTCGGCGTCGGTGGTCTTCGCCGGGGAGGCCTGGACGTTGTGGACCTTCCCATCGATCTCCTTGAACGCCTTCTTGTCCTTGATGGCGTTGTAGAACGACTGGCGGGACCAGTATCCGTACTTGTCCGTCACTTTGTGGTACAGAGAGGCGCGGGAGTCCGGGCCTCCCTTGGTGATCGTTTCGCTGATCGCCTCCTTGACCGTGGGGCGATTCGGGACCGGGGCCTTCTGCCCGGCGGGCTTCGCCTGGCTCGCACCCGCCTTGGTCGCCTTCGCCTTGGCCTTCGCCTTGGCAGGCGTCTTCTTCTCTGCCTTCTTGGCGGGTGCTTTCTCCGCCTTCTTCACGGGCGCAGTCGCCTTCTTCACGGGCGCCGCTTTCACCGGGGTGGACGCGGCGTTGGACAGTCCGGAAAGAAGGCCTGCGAGCTCGCCGGCGTTCTGGACGATGCTCGTCCTGTGCTTCTGGATTGCGGCCACCGAGTTGTCGATACCCTTCAGCAGGCTGTTGGCCTTGATCGCCATCTGCTTCGGGGTCATTGCCTTCGTCTTGGCCTTGGCCTTTGCCTCCGCCTTGGGCTTCGCCTTCGTCATCTTCTATGTCTCCTTCTTTCCTCTGCTTAAAGACCTTCGTTTAATTACTCCCGGGTCCCAGCGCAAGGGAAATCTTATTTGTATTCTGTCTTAGGTTTTGCCGAAGAACGGTATCCGGCCTTCAGTCCGTCCGAGATGCGGTTGATGTCCATTTCGGAGATCACGCCGAGCTTCCGGCAGATGGCTTCCTTCCGGTCCTGGTGATTGTCCAGGACTGCCACCATCCTTTGCTTCCCAGCCAGGGAGTATACCGACCGGAGCCTCGTCCAAAGCTGCCGGAAGTCCGACCTAGCCCGGGCCATCTTCATCACATTGCACCATACAACGGGGATGTCAACTTGTACGGTGTTCCTAGGATGACCTTTCATGCGGTTTGACGAGTTCCTCGAAAAGCTGAGGGAGACCCTGGCCGAATACGAGAGGGACGTGGGTCGGAAGGCAAAAACCGTCCGGGAGCTCGAGGACTACGTCAGGCGCCGGAAGCTTCGACTCTCCGGGAGGCGGCAGCTGACCTCCCTAAAGGGTTTCAACCTATGAGCAAGTTCATGGAAGTCGCGGACGCGTGGATGGTCCTCGGCGAGGACCCGTCCGCCCTCTTCCATGAACTTGTGTCCCATCCGGACGTTCCGTCCAGGGTGAAGGCCGCGGAGGCCGCGCTGGTCCGGGCGGAGAGAATAGGGAAGGCCCTGCTGTCCGTCCATCACCCGGACAAGAACCCCGGGGACTGCGCCGCCGCCGGGAGGTTCAGGAGGGTTATGGACGCCCTCGAGTCCATCCGTCACCACACGGAGGAATTTAAGAGGACTGCGGCGAACGCCCCGAACGGAAAGAAGGGGCCGACGATAGTCATCGGATGAGTCTCTTGTCGGAGATGTTCACATGTCCTGCTCCAGTTGCGGATACGACCCGTGCACGTGCCTGACTGAGGACTGCAGAAAATGCGGCCTCAATCCGTGCTCCTGCCCGTGCGGGACGTGCGGCGGATATCCGTGCTCATGCGGCGTTCCGATCGACATGGACGAGAGGGTCAACCTGGACCCGAACAACTGCTCCGTCTGCGACGGGGACACATCGAACAATATCTGGTTCCAACCCGGGCCGCCCGGGTACCCTGGCAAGTGCAAGCTCGACCTGATGACGTACGGGCAGGTACATAGGGTCCTACAGAGGGTCCCATGCGCCAAACGGGACCTTCTGCGGATCACGACCGACCAGTGCCTGGTCCGCCTGGCCAATACGACCCCGCTCATCGTCCCTCCTCAGGAGGACAACCGGGCCGTTCAGCAGCGGCTGATGAGGAACACCCTTCCCTACTACACGGTCCTCCGCGGGAACACCGGCGGGGACCCGGGGCACGGCTGAGTCAATCCTCGTCCGGGCCCCCGACCGAGGGGATCACGACGTAGAAGACGTTGTGCCGCTCGCGCAAGACCTGGAGGTGGATTCCCTCCGGGATCTCCAGGCCGAGGACGCTCTTCACCGCCTCCCGCGGGCGCTTCTGGAGCTCGTAGTAGAACGCGGGGTCCGCCGCGGCCCTCTCCCTGAGGTCCCTCTCCCAGTCTTCCCTGGGCTTCTCAGAAAGGAGGGCCCTGATGTCCCTCGCTCCCTCCGGGAGGGCCTTGACCTCGAGCTCGGGCGCCGGCGGAGGGCTCGGGAGGTACAGGGTCTTGTGGCTGAGCTTCCAGTTGTTGAAGACGTCCTCGCGCGTGGTCAGGGCGTCGGGGCGGACGACGGTCCCTCCCCCGTCGTCCTTGAACAGGTAGTCGCACAGGCTCTTCGGGGCGGCCTGGTCCGAGAACATGTTCGCATTCGCGCCGAGCCAGTACTCCCAGATGTTCCATCCCTGCTGGCGGACGCAGCAGCTCCCGCCCGAGTCGTACCACTTGCCGACCACCCGGTACGCCGGATGGTCGTTGACGAAGCCCCGTGACCATCCGGACAGGTCCCAGGAGTGCTTCTCCGGAAACAGGGTCGGGTCCTGGCTCGTGATCCAGATGTTCCACTTGGCGCCCAGGGTCTCCTTCCAGAGGCCGAGGTCGAAGGCCTTCAGGACGTCGTTCGCCATATCGACGAATTGCTGGTTGTCTTTGCTCGGGACCTGGGCCGAGGCTAGATCGGACACCGGATAGTTCTTCCCGTCCAGGCCCTTGTAGGTCTTGTTCCAATTCCCGGCGACGTCGTCGTGGATACCGGTCAGGTCCATGTTGGCCTGGATGAACGTGGCGTCGAACCTCTGCCAGACGCCGGCGAACGTCCCTTGGAGGCTCGGGGGCGTGTTTGTCGTGTAGTAGTTGAAGATTCCGGACACGATGCCGGCTACTGCGCCGGCCCCGGGGATCGGGATATCCCCGATGATCCAGATGGCCCCTCCGACGATGATGTCGATCCAGGCCTGGCCCGGGTCGTGGTCCGGGTCCTGCGACTGGAGCAGGTAGGCGTTGTTGATCTTGTCTTGGGCGTAGTCGTGGACGAAGTTCGTCAGGTCGATCAGGTTGTTGACGTTCGCCTGGACGGCCGCGATCTGTTCCGGGGTGGGTCCGCTCATGGGGCCCACCCTACCGCTCAGAAGTCGGTCCTGTCGAGGACAAGGCCGGGCGTCATGACGGGAGCGCCGTCACGGCATTTTTTGCAGCACCTGGATTGCGCTGTATAGCACCCGTCTTCGTCCACCGTAACAGTCTGTCTATGACCGCACGACAAGACCTCGTAGAGCTCGCTGAGCTCGTCCCCAAAGGGACGTATGAGCTCTTCTGCCACTATTCGGCGCTTTGGGCCGTTCCCCCGCCTTGGCTTTCCCGTTCGAGTCCTTGAGGGATCCGCCATAGTACCCATCTAGAGCGCGCTTAACGACGATCCCGACCTTCTCGTTCACGAGCCTGGTCAGGTCGATGTCCAAAACGTACGCCAGGACGGCCGAGTAGATGATCACGTCCGGAAGCTCGGAGACGACCGCCTTCTTCGCGGCGTCTGGATCGTTCCCGTTCCGCAGGGCCTTGACGATCTTGTTCGCCATCTCTCCGGCCTCGCCGCACACCCCGAGCGTGTAGTACATGGCCGGGTCCTGGCCGTAGGCGGCGTCCTCCTCCATCTCCTTGATGGCACACAGGGCCTTATGTGACTGCAGGACGGACCTGAACAGGTCCTCCTCCGCCCTCTCCTCCGCCACCCTGAGCTCGGCTTCCCTCGAGGCGAAGGCCTCGTCGGCCTGGACCAGGGCCGGCCCGTCCAGCAGCGGGCCCAGCGCTTCTCTCGTCCTTCGGAGCTCGTCCAGCCTTGCCCTAAGCTCGCTCTTCGTTTCGTTCAAACCGGCCGAGTCCAACGTCCGTCCTCCTCGAGTCCATGAAAGCAATCGGACCGTACGGCGACCGCCTCCGCGTGAAGCTCCTCGTAGAAGGATTCTGGGAAGCCCGTGTCTATCACTTCCTCGCCGGCGTCCGAGACGCCCGTGGTCTCCGCCATCTCGGAGAGGTCCGACACCATCCGGTTGTAAAACGGGATGATCTCCATGTTCCCGCGAGCGGCCTCTCGGCGCATATACTGGAAGAGGCTCAGGAAGTCCGCCGCCTTCACGACTGCCTTCGTGTATCTGTCCCACTTCGTCTCTACGCTGCCGGTCAGCCCGGTGAAGGACCGGATGGTCTTGGACACCGCCTTCACTTCCGGATCGAGCCTCTCGGACAGGAGAGCCTCGGCGCGGTCAACCTCTGCCTTGAGCTCCGGGGTCGAGTACTTGAAGACGCGGACGACGTCTCCGGTTACGCACTCCTCGAGGTCGTGTATGAGAGACGCGAGGACGACCTTTCCGAGCATGTCCCTGTCCGGAAGGATCTCCAGGTGGATCATCGCGGCGTAGATGGCGACCCAGTACGAATGCTCGGCTACGTTCTCCTGGACCGCGACCGGGATGCTGCTGAATCTCCAGACGGAGCTGAGGCGCCGGACGTCACCGGTCGACGCCCGTATCACCCCTCCCCAAGAGCTTTTCGACATCCAGGGAGGATACATCCGCCCCCTGTTGCCCCGACAGCCTGTTCACGGACGCTCGGATTCCCCTGGACCGGAAGCCCTCGATGAGCTTTGAGGCCTCCTCGTTCGTCATCATCCCGTGCCGTATGACCAGGTCCCCGTCCTCGTCCACGTATTCAATGGAATAGAAGTCCTTGCCCACGTCGGCTCCTTGTGTAAGTTCCGATCCGGGACCCGTACCGAGCCGAAGATGGAGAAAGTACCGAAGATCGGGACAGGCAAGTGCTCGGGGTGCGGGCAGAGTGAAAGGCTTCTCGACGGGGCGTGCGGAGAGTGCAGGAAGAGATACGGCAGGAACTGCGGATACTTCATGGTCCGGGTCAGGAGCGATCCGCGCTTCGCCATGATGTGCTACCGCGCGCTCCCCGGGGATCACGAGCGCAAGAAGTTCGTGGAGATGTTCGGCGACCCTAGGACGTCGATAGCCGAGCGCTGACGTCGGATGGCGTCCCTCCTAATGGTTCTCTGGATGTCCTTGGCGTCTATCGGCGTGTGGACAGGGGGACCGCGCGTGCCGCCCCTGGATGCGCTCCAGGCCGCGATTCAGGTCACGTGCCTTGCTGCGGCGAGCGTCCAGGCCGGCTACATGGAGACCGGGAGGGACTCGAGGCTTCGCAGGCCACTGCAGGTCCTGGCGCTCGCTTTGTTCCTTGCTGCCGTCGTCCTGAACAATCCGGCCGTCGCGGTGAGGGTGTTCTCTCCCTGAGCTACTTTGACCTGCGGTAGATGTCCACGAGGCTTTCGTCGCGCCTCTCCCGCATGGACTCCAGACGGATTATAAGCTTGGCCAGCGGTATCCTCGCTAGTCCGCCAGCGGCCCTCAGCATCGACAGGGCCTTCTCCGGATCCCCTCTGGTCGACGTCGCCTGGCCGACAAGCTCCTGAGCCCTCTTGGCCCTTCTCTGTTCCTCCTCGCCCATCGGGAAGAGGACGGCCTCGTCTTCCTCCACGATGGCCCAGCTCCCGTCCTCCCACGGGACCTCTGCGCTTAGTGCCCGCACGAGCCCGGCTTGGACAACGCGCTGATACCATTCGGGCCCGACGTTCGCCTCCCCCGTGCGGTTCAGTCTCCAGAACCCATCGCCCTTACGGACGATGAGAAAGTCCGGGATGAGCGGAAGGTCTTCCAGGAGCTCCTCCTCCATGCCGTAGGCGACGAGGAACTTTCCGTCCATGCCGGGATCCTACGCTATGGATAGGAGAAGCGCGAAGAAGACGATCATGGACACGATGGATCCGAGCACGAGGAGCCCCGCAGTCGCGAAGAAACTGCGCACCTTCTTGGCCGGCGGCAGGGCCGGCCTCCGGGGTTCGTCCGGAGCCACCAAGACGGTCGGGGCCATGTTATAGTTGATGACCCCATAGTTCACGTTCAGGACCGGTCCAAGGAGGGCGCGCTGGGCGCTGTAGTCCGGCCGTCCCTGTCCGCAGTCCGGACATGAACCCCCGCCCCCGTTCGGCTTCCCACACGTCGCGCAGATCCAATTCATGTCACCGGATACGCCGAAGCTCTCTGTACCTACGGCAGGCGTTGAGACCCTCGAAGCCGTGCCGGTGCTGTTCCGGGTATTCCTTGGTGTTGAACTTCTCTTTCCGGGTCATCTCATCTGCTCCAGGTATGCCAGGGCGTACCTGGCATGGTGCGCCATCGTCTCGAGGTCGCGCCTCAGCCTGGCCTCAGCCTCGGGACTGAGTTTCCGCCGCGGTTTGAGCGGAATCCTCTTGCCCTGGCTCCGAAGGAGCCTAACGTGCTCCCAAAGGAACACGTCTTCGACGCCCTTCCCGCTGCTGACGTCCGGAAGGCCCCCTGGGTCCGGCTTCTCGAACCTCCCGTACTTGCCAAGGTAAACTGATTCGGATTCTTTCCTCATTTCGGAACGCTACACCGTGCGGCAGCCCTGGAGGGCGGCCTTGATCGCGTCCTCGAGGTCCATCTCGTCCACCCGTCGTCCGAGGGCGTCCACGGCCTTCTTCGCCTGGGGCTTCTTGTAGCCGAGGTCCATTAGGGCGGCCAGGGCGTCCTGGTAGTTGCGGGACTCGGCCGGGTCGAACTTCGGTTGGCGGATCGGGATGACCTTCGCCATTCCGGGGACAACTCGGGTCACGGCGGCCGGGGCCGGGGCACTCATCTTCCGGAGGGCCCGCTCTCGCTCCTCGGGAGACAGGGAGTCCTGGAAGGCCTTCGCGGTGAGAGGATCGGACGTGATCCGGGCGGGGTCGACCACGTCGACCATGAAATCCACGTACTCCACCTCCGACACGGATCCAGACCGGATGCCGATACTAGGGCACTGGCGGTGGACCGTCATGAGCTCGCACCCGGCGCTCGCCTTTCCGTCGACGCCGACGATCCGCTCGACCGTCTGCACGGCCTGCGGGTTCCGTGCCTCCACGAGGAGGAGCCGGGTGATACGACCCCCGACGGTCATTGCGAAGAGGAACCACGCCTGGTTGAGGCCGTACGACGGATGATCCGCGCGAAGAAGCTCGGTCTGTCCCATGTCCTCCCGTATCCGGCGGGCGGCCGGATCTACGGTCATACGGGGCGGAGGACGAGGTCCGAGGCCGAGACGCGGACGTCCTGCACCTCGGACCCCTCATCCTCCGCCACATACCAGATGCCGTCCCGGAGCTCCGGCGTCCCGGAGCCGAACCTCACGCCCCTGTCCTGGCTGAGGCCGACCCACCTCCCGAGCCCTGGGTGAAAGAGGCCGAAGTCGTCCCTGAAGTCGGCCATGAAGGCCGGGGTTCCGTCCTCTACCCTCTCCATGGTGAGCAGGACCAAGTACGAATCCGGCGGGACGATGCCCCACTCTATCGGTCTCACGCGTCACGCTACTTCGATCGTTTATCTGATCTGCACGGTGCGATGACCCCGTCCAAAGTGTCAGCCGAGCTCCTCCGCGTCGCAGCATCCCTGGACGGAGGTGACGTGAGCCGAAGTGGGACTGAGGCCGCCCTCGCGGCGGTCCTGGACGGCATCGGGAGGACGGCGCAGGGGTCTCAGGAGGGCGAGCTTGCCGCCCCCGTTGGTCAAGTCATAGCGCACCTGAACCAGTGGCTCACCGCGAAGTACCGCATCGACGCCTCCTACCGGAGCTATGCGGACCGCGTGAAGGGACCCTGGCGCGACGCGCTCGTCGACCACTGGTATACGCACGCCGAGGAGGAGCGCAAGCAGGCCTACGACCTGGCGATGAAGGTCGTGGCTCTCGGAGGAGACCCGATCCAGACCGTCATCGATGTGCCCGCCTCTCCGGCCTCTCTCGGAGCGTTCTGCGCGCAGCTCGCGCAGCTCGAGCTCGCAGCCATCGAGAACGGCAGGGTCGCAATTCAGCTCGCCGGCGAGAACGCTCCGCTCCGCGTCTTGGCGGAACAGATCATCTACACGGACGCCCAGCACCTGGACGACATCCGGAGGATGTGCGCCAACTTCGACGTGGCGATGTGATGCTCGACTACAACTCCCTCATCCAGGAGATCTCCGGGGAGTTCCCCGGGTTCGAGATCCGCAAGAAATCGGAGAGCCGGCTCATGAAGGTCATCGACGTCTGCTTGAAGGTGATCACCTTCGGCGCGATGCGAACCTTCATGACGAGGTTCATCACCACGATAGGGACGTCCGTCTATGTCCCGGACGGATGGGACGACCAGGCCCCGGTCTCGAGGATCCTCGTGCTGAGGCACGAGCGGGTCCACATGCGGCAGAGCCGCAAGTACGGGGCTATCCTCTTCAAGCTCCTCTATCTTCTGGCCCTGCCGACGGTTTGGACATACCGGGCCAAATTCGAGATGGAGGCCTACGGGGAGTCGATCAAGGCTTTGGTCGAGTACCGAGGAGAGGACGCCCTTACGGCGGAGCACAAGGCCGGCCTGATCAAGCATTTCACCTCGGCCGAGTACTTCTGGATGAATCCGTTCAAGAAGTCCGTCGAGAGATGGTACGACACGGCCGTGGCGGCCGCGAAAAAGGGGTAGCATGGAGCAGCTCATTGACATAGGCCTGCCGACGGCCATCGCGTCCCTCGGCGTGTTCTTCGTGGTCCTCTTCGTGGACTACATCCTCAACAAGATCTGGACCTACACGTCCAAGGACTGGGTGAGGGCGTCCATCAAGTGGTCCTGGACGATATGGGCCCCGCTCTGGCCGATCGCCATCGGTGCCTCCGGAGGGTTCATCAAGGGTCTCCCGATGCCGGAGATGGTGGCCAAGCTCGGCCACGTCCCGGGCCTCGTCTCGGTCATCTACGGCGCGTTCTGCGGCATGATCAGCATGGCCGTGGTCAAGCAGATCAAGTTCGCGCTGGAGAAGAAAGGGATCGACGTCACGGTCCCGGATCTATCACTGGCGAAGATTCAGGCCAAGCGCGAGCTCGTCGACAAGTCAGCGGCGAAGCTCGGCCAGAAGAAGTCTGAGTCCAAGCCTCCCCCCGCGAGCGATCCGCCACCGGCGGAGGAGTCCGCGACGGAGAAGGAAGAGCCTCAGGACGGGTGAGCCGCCGGCATGGGCCTGCGGCACGTCGGGCACACCTTGATGGCGTCGAGCTCCGTCTGAACGGCGAGGACCTCTTCGTTTATCGAAGAAAGCTTCTCCTGTAGTGAGGCCTCCTCCTGCCGGAGGTCGGTAATCTCCGCCAAGAGCTCCGAGGCCCTCAAGAGGCCGTCCGGGATTCCCGGGTCCTCCGGCAGGAAGACCTCGGCGGAGAGCCTCTCCACGGCCGCCCTCTCAGACTCGATGGCGGCCAGGATGCGGGCGGCGTCAACGAGCCGGTCCACGTCCTCAGCGATGACATCCTCCGGGACCGACACGTCCTGGACCGGCTTCAGGACGGCTATCTGCATGGCTTCGGCCTGCATCGACGCCCAGGTCCTCTCCATTTCAACGAGGGAGTCCATGTGACCGGCGAGGCGGTCCTGTGGGACCTTGACCTCACGGATCGGGTCCCGAAGCAACATGATGGCTTTGGCCTCGGACCCTATGGAGGAATGAAGCCGCTCCATCAGCTCCACCCTATCCACGTACTCCTGCAGGGACTGGACCTGGGCGTCCAGGTCGTCCCGGACCCCGAGCAGATGGTCCAGGTCCGAATACCTGGCCTCCTCCTCGCGCAGGAGGTCCGCCTCCTCCTCGCGCACCTTGGCCTGGTCCAGGCACCTCTTCTTCTGCCTGACGTTGATGGTTATCCCGTCCTGAAGGACGTTCAACCTGGAAACCTCTGACAGGAAGTCGGTGACGGCTGGGCCGGATTTGTTCATCAGGAAGACTGGCTCGAACTGCGTAGCCAGCCACGGCTGCAGGACGTCGTCCCCGACCTGAACGGACCCGAAGCCCATCGAGGCCACCTGTTCGATCTGTCCCTTCCCGACTTTGTCGAGGGCCTTGTCGGAATCGACTGGGATCCAGTACCGGTTCACCCCGCGCTCCCCCTTCTCCCACCTGAGCTCCCATCCGTCGGACCTCAGCTCGACCGTGCAGAACTTTTTCCCCTTGCGCACGTCCCCGGTCACAGGGGACCCTAGGAGAGCCCCGGAGATAGCGCGTATGATCGCGCTCTTCCCGATGTTCGTCGGACCGGTGACGCAGGTGAAGCCCGAGATGTCGAACTCGACGTCCCCGATGCTCTGGAAGTTTGTGATCTTGACGTGGACCGGGTTCAGCTTCACGAGCCCTCCTCCTTGCTAGCTCGCTCCTTCACCTTCCTGGTCGCCTCGAGGGCGCGCTCGAGGAAGGCCTCCATGAAATCCAAATCCCTCTGTGTGAACTTTCCGTCCTTGAGCAGCTCGTTGAGGTCCTTGAAGACCCTCTCTATCCGGTCGAACGTGGTCATACCTGGATGTCCGGTGCCGTAACCGGTGCCGTATCCTCGAGGCCCTCATCGCCGACGAGCTCCCCGTCCTCGTAGTCGGGAGGTCCGCCCCCGTCCGGGTACTCGTCGTCGTCCATCCCGTCGTGGGTGGTGACGGCGTCCTCGGCGAGCTGGGCGAGCGTCTCGTCGTCGATGGCGCGATACCCCTGAATGATGCTCTCCTGGCAGAGCATGATGAGCTCCCGCATCATGGCCCCTCCGTTCTCCTTCTGCAGCCCGAGGCGGAAGCGCTCGATACCGTTGGCCTCCACGGACCCGGTCTCGCCCTTGAACTTGTAGACCTCCTGCTTGCTGTTCCCCTTCTTGACGACGGTCTTCTTGACGATGTCGTAGGCCTCCGCCACGTTGAGCATCGTTCGGAGCTCGTCGACCCCGACCCCGTAGCGGATCGTGACCAGGCCGGAGTGCCCCTGCTTGGCGTCAATCTTGTTCTTGATCATCTTGCACTCGACGTCTGTCGCGATTTGGACGTCCTCCCTCTCCTTGAGGATCGGGTTCCACACCTTCGCCTTCGTCGAGCGCTTGGGCTTGAGCATCATCCGGACGGCCGCGAAGAACTTCAGGGCGTTCCCGCCAGTCGTGCTCTTGGTCGCCTCCTCACTGAACCCCATGGCCCCGATCTTGTCGCGGGTCTGGTTCAGGAAGATGACGAGGGTCCCCGTGTCTGCGATGACACGCTGGAGCTTCGGCATCCAGGTCGCCATGAGGCGCGGAATCTCCGCGACGCCCTGCTTTTCTTTCTTGTCCGTGACGTTCCGCTGGTTCTCCCTCTCGGACACGAGCGCGGCCACGGAGTCGATGACGACAACGTCCACGGAGTTCAAGGCCGCGGTCATGACGAGGGCCTCCGTCTCCTCGAACGAGTGGGGCTGCGCCCTCACCGCCTGTCCGGTCCCTCCGAGCTCCGGAGGCCTGAAGTCCACACCGAGCTTCATGGCGTAGGTGTCCACGATCGCCGTCTCGAGGTCGACGTAGAGGCCGCATCCGTCGCTCTTCCCGCCGTTCACGATTCCCTGGGCCATCGCGTGAAGGGCGATGGTCGTCTTCCCGGAGCTCTCCCTCCCGAACACCTCGACGATCTTTCCCCTCGGCCATCCGGGGCAGATGAAGCTCCCGTCCTTCAGGCGGGACCCGCCGATCAGCATGTTCAGGACGGTGCTGCCCGTGTTGATGTGGTCCATCCTGAAGGACGGCTCCACGAACACGTCCGTAATCTTCGATCGCTTCTCCACCGACGTCTTGAGCTTCGCGAGCTTCGGATGGAGCTTGACAATGGCCTTACTCATGCGTCACCTTTGGCGGACATTACACTGGCCTTCAGGAGGACTCTAGCCACTCGAGGAGGCTCGGGTTGATCATGGATTTGTCCGGAAGCTTTACGTCCCCGGACGGGACGGAGCTGAACGTGAAGAACCTGCTGTTCTCCCTGAATATGTGCGCCGTCCTCTTGATCGTCACGGCCTTTCCGAGCGCGGTCTTCTTCTTGCGCCGGCGCTCCAGGAAGACCTTCTTCTCCCTCGGGGAGAGGTCGTCAGGTGAGATCGCCCCGGACCTCAGGAGCATGAACCTGGCTGCCTGCCTGGCCACGCAATACGCATCGGCCTCGTCGCTCTGGATCGGGTCCGGGTTCATTGTGTCGAGCTGGACCGCTCTCTGCATGTCCGCCTTGCTGGCGTCGCCCTTTCCAGCGGCCATAGACTTCAGCGTCTTTGGGTCGAACAGGACGCAGTCCTTCCTGATATCGAAGACGGCCTCGAGCGAATACATCATCAGGCCGAAGTGCGTCTCGGAGAACGGGCCGCCCCCGTACGCCGGGCTCTCTATCCCGACGACGTCCACCGCGTATTTCCTGAGGAGGTCCTCCACCATGGACCGGAAGTGCATGAACCTGGCGACGGGGACGACGTCGGACAGGGTCCCCTCGTGGCCGGAGTCGACTAGCCGGTCCCTGGGGCGGCCGGCCGAACTGTCGTAGACGCACCAGCCGTAGGACCGGAGCGACGGATCGAGTCCCAGGGATCTCATGGCAATGTTGGGAGGCGGCCGAAGAGAGTCCCGGCCTAACTACAACGTCGGGCCGGGACTACTGACGAGTTTCGCCGCCCTTTTTCGGGCCGCCTCCCGTCACCCTACTTGAGCAGGTCGTCGTACGACGGCTGGAGCTTGGGCGTGGACGCCCCGGCTTCCGGCGAGGAGAGGGCGTGCGACGCCCCGCCGCCGAGCTTCTCGGCGAGCTTCTCGGCGTTCATCTGGAAGCCGAGCTCCTTCTTGACGTGCTTGTATGCGCGCAGGCCCTGGTCGAGAACCCAGGCGCGGATCTCCGGGTCCGTGTCGTCACGGGCCCAGAACGCGGAGAGGCCGTTCTCGATGCGCTGCTTCTGGAACTTCGGGTCGCCGTCGAGGGTGACCTTCATGTCGATCACGGGCATCGAGTTCGCCCGCGCGTCGATGTAGACACCCTCGACCTGTTTGAACTTCTTGGCCGACATGCGGTACGTCTCGATGTGGGTGTACCGGCGCTTCTTGAGCAGCTCGGGATCGACCTGCCCCTGCTCGTCGATCGGGTAGCGCAGGATGATCGTGGCCACGGTCTGGTCCGCGTCGCCCATCTGCTTGCAGCAGAGCGCGGGCTTGATGAGCGTGGTCCCCTGCCACTGGCTGAGGCAGCGGACCGAGCCGACGCCGTCTTTGTAGTGGGTGAACGCGAACGAAAAGCGGGGCTGCTTGATGTCGAGCCTGTCGATCTCGGTCAGCTCTTCGACCGGCTTCTTGAGATTCTCCGCCAGCTTGGCGTCGATCTTCGTGACGTACTCCGCCTTCTCCTCGTCGGTCAGCGGCTCGCCCTTCTCGCGGGCCTTGGCCGCGAGGACGACTTCGGCGAAAGTCTTGAAGGCGATGATGGAGACGCGGTCCATATGCCCGCTCTTCTCCTGCTTGAAGCGCTCGATGCCCTGCGGCTTGATGACCTTTGCGTCGTCCAGACCGAAATCCAGAACGTTCATGTCTTCGTTGCTCATTTTCTCTCTCCGTGGCCTATGACCTTGCGGTCAGCCTCTGCTTTTTGAACCCGCCAGGTTTCCCCGGCATTATGGGAGTCACCTTACAGTGGAAGGCTATCCTTGAAATAGCTACTTCAGGAGGTCGTCGTAGGACATGCCGGTCGTGACCGGCGCCACGTCTTCCTGGGGCTTGGTGGGGGTCGGCCCGGTCGTCGTCCCGGGCGCCGGCCTGTTTGCGTAGAAGTTCACGATCTGCCTGGCATGGCTCGGGTTCCTCGGCTCCGGAAGGTCTTCGGGCCGCTTCTCCGGGTCCAGCAAGTCCTCGGGATTGATCTCCTCGGCACGGACTGGCGGCGGCAGTCCTCCCGGGATCGTCCTGTCCTCGCGGGACTGCGGCTTCACGTACCCTCCATCGCCGCTCTCCCACCCGGTCCGGTCGTCCTTCACGAGCTGACGCTGGAGCTTGATGTCCTGGTTCGTGTGCCTCAGGTCGTCGTATTTGGCCTTGATGATCCTGATGGTCCCGTCCAGATCCTGGAGCTCGACCTTGAACCTGGCCAGGTTCTCATGCTCGACCTTGAGCATGGACGTGGCGAGGGCCCTCCTGTCCTGGGCCGCTGACTGTTGACGGACGAGCGGATCGTCCGCGAGGAGCCCGGACATCTTGAGCTCGAGGTCCAGCTCGAAGGCCTTCTCCGCCTTCTTCAGGTTCTTCTCATACCGCCTCGTGATCTGCAGGTAGTACTGGGTCCTGTTCAGGAACTGCCTACACTGCGCGATCCGGGATTGAAGGTAACGGGCCCCGAGCTCCGGAAGGGTCGGGTCCTCCTCCAGCTTCACCTCGAACTCCGATATCTCCGTCAGGATCGAGTCGAGCTTCTCCGGATCGAGATATCCGATGACCTCGCTCGGGCTCCCGATCAGCTCCTTGTCGCTCACGCCCGCTTCTCCCACGGAGCCGGGTCCGGTACTCCGACGAGCGTGACGAAGGTATGGATCTGGTCGGGGATGAAGACGGACTGTGGCACGTCCCACACCCCCGGAGCCAGCTTCATCAGCCCCCACCTGTCTTGCCGGATGCCGTCCGGATCCACGTCGATGAAGTGTCGCTGCCGTTTCTTTCCGCGCTGCACGGAGAAGGCGAGCTGCCACTTCCCCTCCTCGTCCCTCCAGACGTGTCCGAGGGCGGGACCCGTTGGCGATCCGGCGACCTCCGGGACGGACCTCGCCCAGCGGGCGTGCACCCTCAGGACGACGGAGGCGTCGCCTGGGTCTTCCTTCGCGAGGTCCCCGGCACGCCCGGTCATTCCTTCACCTCAGAGATCGCCGTCAGGAGTTTCTTGGCGAAGATGTGCTCGTGGCTTTCCCTCGAGCCGGCGATCAGCTCGTTCGCCTCCTCCACCGTGATGGCGCCCCTCGCGAGGGCCTGATAATAGGTGGCCCTGGTTACGACCATGCTGGACCGGAAGGCGAGCGCCTCCGCCTCCTCCGGAGTAACCGGGCGCTCCACGGAGAAGCGCATCGACACGAAGTGCGAGGACTTGGCCCCGTTCTTGTAGGTGTCGAAGGTGTGGGAGACCGTGTAGTCGGTCACCTTGACGGGAGGGAGCTTTCCGGTGTCCATGCGGTTATTTACACTCCGCCGTCCCCGTCCTGCCCCTCCCTGGGCTTCACTCGGTCCTTGACCCATTCGGCGCCCCACTCGACGAGTTTCGCCACTGCGGCGGAAAGCCCGGCGATGATCACCGCCTTCGCTATCTCGCGCCTCTCCTCTTCATCGAACCTCGGGCCCTCGGGAAGGAACATGCCCGGAATGTACAGGGACGGTCAATTCCCGGCGCCAAGGTGCGCCAGGCCGGCGGGCGTCGCCGTCCGGCCGCGCGGAGTCACTTCGACGAAGCCGAGGCGCATGAGGCCCGGCTCCACGACCTCCTCCACAACGTCCTGGGACTCTCCGAGGAGGGCCGTCAGGGTCTTCAGGGCGGTCGGGACGCCACGCTCCGCCAGGATCTGGAGATAGCGGCGGGACGCCTTGTCCAGGCCCGCCCGGTCGATGCCGAGCTGGTCGCAGGTGTAGGCGACGATGTCCCTGTTCGCGGTCCGGTGGCCGGCCGCGTGCGCGAAGTCCCGGACCCGGCGCAGGATCCGGTTCGCGACGCGCGGAGTGCCGCGGCTGCGCCGGGCTACCTCCGCGGCGCCGTCCGCGTCGCATGGGACGCCGAGCTTGCGACTCGACTCCATGGCGATTCTGGACAGCTCCTCCACCGTGTAGGGCTGCATCTCGACGGTCACGCCGAAACGGTCCCGAAGGGGGCGCTGCAGCATTCCGGCGCGAGTTGTGGCGCCGATCAGCGTGAAGGGCTCGAGCCGGATGGTCAGGGCACGGTTACCCGCGACCACCTCGAGCCGAAGGTCCTCCATCGCGGGGTAGAGGACCTCTTCGATCTTCGCGTTGAGGCTGTGGATCTCGTCGAGGAAGAGGATGTCGCCCCTCCGAAGCGAGGTCAGGAGCGAGGCGAGCTCGCCCTTGGTCTTGACGCTTGGGGCGTTCACGACGACCAGGCGGGCGCCCATCTCGGCCGCCAGGATCCCAGCGAGCGTGGTCTTGCCGAGGCCGGGCGGCCCCGCGAGCAGGACGTGGTCGAGCGGCTCCCCGCGGCTCAGGGCTCCCCGGACGTAGACCTGAAGGCTTCGCTTCGACGTCTCCTGACCGAGGAACTCGGCAAAGGTCTTGGGGCGAAGCGCCCGTTCCTGGTCGGTCTGGACTGCCTGGGTCACGTTCTCCATACCCCCGGGTATGGAGGCGCCGGCGCGACTTTCGGTCACCTGTCCACGTTGTGTATGGAGTTCCAGGCGCCCTTCTTCCGGTACTCCTCGTACTGCTTCCGGCGCGACTCGTCTCTCGTGTATGTCATGGCGAGACCCAGGACGAGGATTCTGTAGGTCCAAGCGCCACCCTCGAAGAGTTTGACTCCCTCCTCCCACAGGACTCGGTGCCTGACCTCGTCCGTGACCTCGACGGCCTCCCTAACCATCGGACTCGTCCGGGAGGGCCAGAGCCCCCTCTGAACCATCCCCGAGCTCCTTGGTGTCCCCGCGCTTCACTAGGGCGTCGAGCCCCGCGGCGATCACGGTCTGCGTGGTGAAGGCGTCGACCTCTGCCTTGGCATGGGAAACGACCTTCTGGGCCGACTCCTCGAAGCACTCAAGGACGAAGGGCATGTTCTGCTCCACCTCCGTGATGAAGCGGGAAAAGGCGGCCGAAATGCTTCTGCGGTCTGCGACCCCGATGCTGCCCTTCTTGGCGAGGATCTCCTCGACCTCGTCCCTCGTCTTTCGGAGCTTGTCGCCGATCCCCGCGACCCGGTTCCGGAAGGAGGTTCGGACCTTCTCGGCTTCGAGTTCCTCGTCGGGCGGGCGATCCATCTCTCGGCCATCCAGAAACCGGATGGTGCAGGGGGTCCCGTCCCCGGAATTCATGGTCGTGATCAGGTCCGCGAACTGCGCAGCAGACAGGTCCAGCTCGACGAGGATAGGGTTCTTGGCGAAGTACCAGTCGTGCGACAGGTTGTGGACGCGCTGCGCCCTCTTCAGGACGAGCCTGACGAAGGTGTGATGGTCCTTCAGGTGCGATCCGAACAGCCGTCCCGGGTGTCCGGTGATCCGGCTGAACGTGACCATCCCGTAGGACTCGTGCTCCATGACTTCTTCTTCGTCTCGGCTCATGTCATCCCATACGGCTCAGCTCCCCGGACCTACGCCTCCATCACGTCGTGCACGGTCCTCTCTGCCGCGATCCTCCGCTTCATTTCCCCTTCGAGGAGGAATCTGGCCGCAAACCAGGAAATCATGCGGACGTCCACTTTCATGTAGTGATTAGGGAGCCCGTCCCTAACGTCCAGTTCCACGCCGCGAGTTAGGAATACATGGAACTTCCCGGAGAAGTCTCTATAAATGGCCAGCTCCGGAGTGAAGATGTGTGTCCACTTGTCCTGCACGGTGGTCAGGAGGTCCAGGTACACAACTCCATTCGAGTTCGCTCTCACCATGAAACCCCATCCGTATGAATAGGACCCGGGGCGCATATCCTTCACGAGAGAAGGAGGCCGCTTCAGAACGACCGGCAGCTCGTCCGACCTGAGTCGAATGAGTCTCGAGAGGACCTTCGACATGACGTCGATGGCCTTCCCGAACCAGAAATACGTGGACATAAGGGCCAACCCGATCGCGATTCCGACAATCGCGTTTGTTATGGTTGTCATGGGCCTCGTTACGGAACCCGCGTTCGGACTTGCGCCCTCAGCCGACGACCTTGAGCTTCGGACGCTCCTTCTTCGCGATCTCGGACCACTGGTCCACCATCGCAGCCAGGAGTTCTCCTCGCGTCATGTCGTCGCCTTCGTCGAATTTCTTACGGGCGAGATCGATCGCCTTGTTGATGTCGCGCTGCTCTTGTTTTGTCACACCGAAGGCCATGTGAATGCCGCGTTGATCTCCGAGCAGCTCGTCCCTCATGTGGCAGCAGGTCTTACTCTTGGCCCACTTGATCTTTGACTGCACGTTCCCTCTGGTCAGTCCAGACCACGCAGCCAGGATCGCCATCTTCGTGACCGGAAGCGGATTCCCTGAGTCCCAGGCCCCGGCCATGTCCTCACCGAAGATTCTCCCGATCTTCCGGTAGATATTCGCCGTCTGCTCATGAACCCCAACCTCCACCTCCACGAAGTCGTACCAGGTCTCGTACCCCCACGTCTGGTATACGAACACCGGGTCGTCCCCGATGTAGACGACGCTCCGGTCGCACTCATACAGGAGCCAGCACAGGTCGAAGTCTGCCTTCGCGCCCGCCTCGACGGCGCTCCTCACCTTGTCCAAAAGCGCCGAAGCCTTCTTCTCCGTCAGTCTTGTCTGTTCCACTGCGTTTGTCTCCTTCGTATCCCGGCGTGGCCGGCGTGTCAGTAGTCCAGGTCGCTCCTCCTTCGAGGAGGGTCCATCCCGTTTCGCTTGAGGATCTCGAGATTGACGGGGGAGAAGGCGAATTGGGAGAACAGGCGCCAGGCCAGCTCCCTCTGCTCCTCTCGCGTTCCGGCCGGCCACGCCGTGAGGCCTCCCGGATGAGGGATGTGTCGGTCCGTCAGACACAGGCGAAACTCCGGCGTCTCCTCGACGCCGACGGCGACCCTCTCCGGCTCCTCGTACACAGCCAGGCTGTATCCGAAGCCGAACGATCCGGACCCCATCGTTGTGACGAGGTGGTGGTCTTGAATGAGGCGGAACACCCTGTCCAGCTCTTCCTGCGTTAGGAAGATGCGGTCCCCCTCCACCCTGTGCCGGTGCCCGAACCTGTCCGGGTCCGTCTCACGCCAGATCTGATGGTCGAGGGTTTCCAGCCAGGCCCTGTCTTCGGACCCGAGCTGAGTCGGGGCACCGGCATACGTGGCCGGGTCGGCCGGCCTTTCGTACTCCGCAGCGGCCCTCGTCCGCTTCTCTTTTTCCTCTGCGCTCACGGGCGGGTCCCATAGTCCCATGGACCAGAGAGTACAGCACGGCCCTAAGCCGAGCCACAATCGCCGAAGCGAACAGGTCGGGCTGAGTCAGGACGGCGAGGACGGCCATCGGGATGTCGTGTAGCCAGTTCCCGCAGAAGTGCATCACGCCTCCCCCGGCTTCGCCTTCTTGCCGAAGATCGTGTCCCATCCGTCCCTGTAGGCCCTGTTGTTCACCATTGCTGGGCCGGAGGAAGGGTCCGCCTCCTCGAGAGGTAGGACGTCGTACCCGAGCCCGTTCTCCCGCGGACGCATCTGGACGATCTCTCCGTAGATCGGCTTCCCGTCTTCGAGCGGCTTGAGCACCCCGGTCTCCAGGCTGTGATCGGATTTGTGCCTCAGGACGTGCACCCCGCCTCCCGGGGCCGGCGGCCCGAGAAACGCGACGTCAGATCCGTCGCATCGGTCGTCCTTCTTGTCGTCCTTCATGTTTCCGCCTACTCCGGGAAATCCGACATCTGCGCCGGCGGCCGCAGAGACGAAGTCTTCAGCTCCTGTCCGACCCCCAACACCTCGGCCTTGATCCCGTCAGTCCTGCCAAGGAGGTCAAAATTCCTCTCTATGAACGAGACAACCTTTCCAGGGTCCGCGTCCTTGGAGAAAGCAACGGTAGGTCCGTGACCCCTCAGCATGACGGCGGTCGACTCGCCGAATCGCTTCATCCCGGAGCTTACGTTCGCGCCGCTTTCGTGGGATCCGCACTCAAACGGCCACTGCTCCCGGACTGGTATCGAGTCCGGACGGTCCGGACGGAGCGGACAGTGGAAGTGGATCACGCAGTCCACACCCTCGTGGTCCCTGAACACGGAGATCTGGTCCTGGATCTCGAAGGACGGTTTCCTTCCGTACGCTGTCACGGCCCTATCCTCCCCGAACTCGCATCTCGTCAGCCCCTCCTCGTCGATCTTCCTCACGTCAGCCCATCGTGCCGTCGTCAAGATCGACCTATCACCTTCCCTGACGGACACGTACCCTGGGGTAGTGTCGAGAACGGCTTTGTAGGCCCCACGGCTCACGCAGTGCTCCAGGACGGCCCTGAGTGCCTCCGGGACCACCTCGGACGCCCACGGGACGTCCGGGCCCACGGGCGTTGTCGTTCTCGTAAAAGTGAGGCGGGACCTGGAGGACACCATCGTCGTGAGCCTCTCTAGGACCTCATCCTTGTCCAGGGATGTGTGGTACCTGACTTGCTCCGGGGCCACAATCATGTTTATGCGCGTGTGCATGTCGTTCGTCATGACGAGGTTGCAGGACGCCGACCTCAAGAATCTGTATCCAGCGACGAACTGTTCGTCCTCCGACGCCCCGGCCGTGGTCCGGAATCCGATCAGGTACAGGTCCTTTCGGTAGTGGCGGACGCCCGGGATGATCTTTTCGGACGGGTCCAGGGACGCTATGTGGCGCCCGTCCCCGGACCTTAGCATGGGCTCCAGCTTCCCGCTGTCGGTCGGGACCGACCCTTTTGCGAGGACTTTCGCCGTGAAGTCGACAAGGGAAACGGGGAGGAAGAGGACCTTCACGTCCGGATCGGCCACGATCCGGACGAGAAGCCGTCGGACGTCCTCGTTCGTCTCCAGGTCCCCGGTCCCGGAGTTGGCCATCCTCGTCAGATGCAGGTGAACGTTGTCCTCGCCCCAAACGGGGGCGCACAGGTCCTTCAGGCGGCGGGCCGTCCGTCCGTACGCGACCGAGGACAGGGATAGGTGCGGCCTCACATGGAAAACGGTCCCTCCTCCTACTATGTGGACCTGGGGTCCCAGTCCGTTTTCCATACTCGGCCTCTGAGGAAGTTACACCCCCGTGGTCTGGCCTAGGTCCGGATCCGCTGGCCCGTCGTCCAAGTCGACGTTGTCCATGGCGACGCTCAGCCACCTTCGATATATCGCGGCGCGTCGGACCAAGGATTGGGCCCTCGTCATGAGGGATGCCTGATTGCCTTCCTCGAGGGCGTGGACGATCTCCTTCGGCTCCACCCGCTTTGACGCTTCCTCCGCGAGAACTCTGCCTAGGGCACAGTCCTGGTTCTCCAGCATGCTCAGGACGTCCTCCCTGCCTTCGAACTCTTTCCGAACGTCCGTCGCGAAGTCCTTCGGATAGGAAATCCTCATGTCCCCGATCATCCAGCGGGGCGTCCCCTCTTGCCCCTTTCGATCCTGCGCGCGGCCGCTGCGGACAGGATGCGGTCCATCTCCCTGACGGCGGCGGCCAGACCGGACCTGGAGCCGGAGGTGGCGGCTACCACCTCGGCGCTGACCACGTCGTAAGTGCCGGGCTCGACAAGTCCGTCCGCCTCGGCGCCTGATAGCCCCGCCAGCCCGTCTTTCGCCAGACCGATGAGGGTATTTAGCCCGCCGAGGGCGTCCCAGGCATCGGCGGAGCCGGTTGTTCCGGCAGAGTCGATGGGACAGGCGGTCCTGATGATCCTGTGGGCAGCTGCCGCCAGGTTTACGTCTCCCATCAAGGGGGACATTCGACAAAGGCCCTATTCCGAACCGGAGTGTTCGAGGACGAGGCGGGACCTGTCCTTCAGCTTCTTCAGGGCCCTGGCCTCTAGCTGCCGAATCCTCTCCCTGGACAGGTCGTACTTATCGGCTATCTGCTGGAGCGTGAGGGGCTCTGACCCGCCGAGGGCGAACCTCCACCGGATGATCCTCGACTCGATGGGTGTCAGGACGGTCAGGAGGACATCCAGGTCGTTGGATAGCTCCTTCTTCCAGAGCTCCTCCGACGGGCTTTCCGCGGACGGGTCCGGGAGGAAAGAAACGAAGGGCTGGGCCTCATCCAGCTCGGTGACGGGGGCGTCCAGAGAAAAGGAGTGCTTCATCCTGGCTTGCCTGATCAATCTGACCTTGTCCTCGGTGATCCCGAGGGCCTCCGCCGCCTCTTTGTCGTCCAGCTTCTCCCCGGTTTTGGCGAAGTGGACCCTCTCCAGCCGGACCAGCTTCGAGGAGGCCTCGGACATGTGAACCGGTATGCGGACGATCCTGTCCAAGTCCGCGAGGCCCCTCTTCATGGCCTGACGGATCCACCAGACGGCGTACGTTGAGAAACGGACGTCTCGCCCGCGGTCGAACTTCTCGACCGCCCGCATGAGGCCCATGTTCCCCTCCTGTATCAAGTCCGAGGACGTCATGCTGGTCCCGTGCGTCGAATAACGGTGGGCGAACATGACAACGAGCCGTAGGTTCGCCACCACTATCCGGTTCTTCTTGGAGCTCACCGAGCTCGCTGCCAACCTGACCCGTGCGGACCACCTCCTTCCCGCCGGGTCCTCCTGGGCCTCGGAGAGGGAAGACACCTCGTCGGCCGTCACGTCCATGACTTTGGCCACGGCCCTCGCCCCGACGACAGACGCGACGAGGGACTCGAGGCTCCTTCTGTCTCCGGGCTTGAAGGCCGCGAACGCGGCCTTCATTTGCTCGAAGGCCGGGCTCTCATCGTTCCCGGACGCGACGGCCGACGCGGACATCACGGCCGACGGCCTTGAGAACAGCTCAAGGAGGAGCTTCGTCTCCGCCCTCTCGAGGGCCATGAACGCGGACTCTTCTTCCTCCCTGGAGAGAAGGGAGAACGCAGCCATCTCCTTGAAGTAACCGGAGAGCCTCACTCCGGCATGGTTATTTCTTGCTCTGTGACTCATCTGGACGTTATCGCTACGATGACGACGAGAGCCAATAGGACGATCAAGATGATAGCGTAATCCGATGGGCGGGCAGAGCCCTCGGCCCTCCCGAACACGCGGTTCGCTTCGGCCAGGGCGTCCCGGTGCCGCCTTCGTTCTGCCGCACCGGGGTTGCGCCTCAAGGGCCGGCCGCCCCCCGCAACATCCGGAGGCGCTCCCCGAGCCTCGAGCCCGGGTGGATCTCCGCCACGGCCTCGAGGTTAGTCCCGTGTTCCTTCATCTGCTCGATCTCGATGCTGCATGGCTCTTGCCCCTGCCCGAGAATCAAGTACGCCCGCTCCGGGTCGTCCGGATCCGGCAGAACTTCCTGGACGTCCGGAAGCCCGGACTTCCTGATCCTCCTCTGCAGCTCTTCCGTCATCTTCGCTCTATCCCCGTTACGGAACTCGAACTTCTCCTTACGCCCGAGCTCCGAAGGCACGACCTCCGCCATGTAAACGCCAAACCCGAAGGACCTGATCAGGAGATGCTTCCTGGAAGAAATACCCGCCACATCGACACGATACACGCCCGGCTGTACCGTGTCGACGATGCAACAGAAGGGGACGCCGGGGGCCGGGTCGCTAGGGGCACTACACGAGATCGTGAAGAACATGCTCCGGGAGTCCGTCAAGAAGCTCTCCGGGGACGGCCCTCCGGTCCCCGAGTCCGAGGTTGACTCCCTCACCCAGCTCTGCATGATGGGAGTGTCCGTAACGGGGACGGAAAATCCGAGGGAGTTCCTCCGCGGCGTGTCGGACAGGCTCCTCGAGTACATCGTTCAGAACCGCGAGGAGATCAAGAAGAACCCGGTGATAGGGAAGATACACCAGTTCTTCCTCATCGAGTGGTGCTACCGAAACGGGCACCTGGACGGGGACTGGGCCTGGAAGTGGAAAAACCCGAGGGAGGGAGACCTGTTCTATAAGCCGAAGGTCCCGCTGGACCGAGTCAGGTTCCCCGACGCGGCTGTCCCAAATCCGTCAGAAGCTTGAGGAACCACGGGTTCGACAGGGCGCCCTCCCCTCGGGCGGACCGGATCGTCCGGATCGCCTCCGCCGGGTTCATGGCGGTTGGTCCCCGGCAGAGGGCCAGGCCGGACACGAGGCCGGACCGGTTTCTGCCGGCAAAGCAGGTTACCAGGACACGAAGGTCCTGCTCGAGCCACTTGATCACCTGCGTCGCCGCACGGACGGCCTCGTAGGCCTCCTCCCGCCGCATCGGCGTCCCGTCGTCGTTCAGGTGAGCCTGGATGACCTGGACGCCGGGAAAGCACTCCGGGACCTGATACTCCATCGCGCAGAGAGCGAGGCAATCGAAGTGGCTGGCGAGGCGCCAGCCGGGCGGGGGCCAGCCTCCCATCCAGAGGTTTCCGTGGACCTGGCTGGCCGTGGCCGGAATGACCGGATAGGTCAGATTTGTCTCGAGCTCCATGTACACGTCCGCCTTCATGGGAGGGCCAACGGCTCCTCCCGAATGACAGCGACTCTCACAGCAGGTGTTCCGCCCGGAGGCTTTCACGAACAGCCATGACAATTCTTCCGAGCTTGTTCTGCCCGGCCCGGGTCGCGCCCCACCCCCAGTATCCGTCCCCCATCGACGCTTCCGCTATCGGCACGTCCCCGCTCCCGAGAAGGGCTTCGCGCAGGTCCCGGTGGCGCCTGAACTTCGCCAGGCAGACTTCGTACATGACGACGTCTTTCGTCTTTGCGAACAGGGGCTCCGCGTCCTGGGACCTGCGTATTCCGTCGTCTGGTTGCCGGACGTGCTTCACTCTGACGGCCATGTCTTCTGGAGGCAGAAGGTCCCAATCGCCACGGATGGGCTTCGTGTTGTCCCTACCGGCTTCTGCAGCCTTCCTGGGCGTGATCTGGCCGTGGACCCAGTCCACCAGGTCCGGACGGTGAGGGTGGAACTTCATGGCCTGGAACGCGTGCTCGCTCGTCATCCAGTCCCGTCCGTATACGCGGACCGTGTGCCGGCTGAAGTTCGAGAGGAAGCCCCATGGGTCCCTCGGGTCGTAGAAGGTGATCATGTCAGTTCATCGCGGCGAGCCGCGTCACGGAGCAGGTACGTCCGTGACAGGACGTCCCTCCACACTCCGGGCACGGGGCTGCCTGGGCCGAAGGCCGGGCTTTCACCTCAGGGGCGCTGAACCCGCATGCACCGCACACCCCGCAGTCGTCGCAGAAGCGGTTGAGGCGACAGAGGGGGCACTCCCTGCCCGAGCGGTGCTTTAGTATTCTGGTTTCCATCACACACCGAGTATCGAGACGCCGCTCGTCATGTCCGAGAACGACATTGCGCCCATGCTCCAGAGGGTGCCCTCGACGAACCGGAGCCACTCCCTGGCCTGGGCTCCTTTCTCCTCGACCATGAGCCTCGGTATTTGCCTGCACATCCAGAGGCAGTGCGCCGCAATCTGGAGCTCGTTCGGCCCGCGCGCGGACGGCGCGAATGCCGCCGGCTCTACGCCAGCGGAGGCGAACAGGGACGCGTACTTGTTTGCCTTTACCCGAAGGTTCTCGTCCGTCATTGGAGCGACCTTACCGTACGCCGGCCACCCGGAACCTCCGGGAGGTGCATGTACCCGGTCCCCTCTTTCAGAAGGGCCAGTATCCCAATGAGGGCGGCGAGGACGGTCGCCTCGTCCGGGTTGTCCAGGAGGGCCAGCGCCTCGAGCTCGAGGGAAGCGGCCTGGAGGTACGCGTCCCTTGCGTCCGCCACTTTCCTGTCCGTGAGGCAGTTCTGCCCCCTGAGCTTCATGAAGACGGCCTTCCTGCGGAGCTCCTCATAGAGCGCCGCACGGTCCTTTTTCGATATGCGCTTCCCGAAGCTCCTTGCCAAGGAGGTTCGTATTCGCTCCGACCTGCTCCAGTTCCCGTCGGGCCACTCCTTGCGGAGACGCTCCGCCTCGGCATCCAGGGCCCTGACCACGGACGGGTGGACGTCGACCGTCACCTTGACCGAGTTCTTCGCCCTCGGCCTTGGCTTCCTAGTCTTCGGCTTCGGCATACTCTCCGCCTGTCCGGACAAACCCGGACATAGGAGGCATATCGGCCGCCTAGCCGAGAAAGCGGATGGCGGCGGCGTTACACAGGACGTGCATCACATTGTCCGTGATGATCATGAGCCAGACGCTCATCCAGACCGGACGGTCCTTGTGGTACCCAGTCCCGGAGCACTCCGACCACGGCCAGTTCTTGAGGCTGGGTTGGGCGAAGTTCTTGACCCAGCATACGTACCGTGCGAGCCTCCAGCGATCGATGATGAAATGCGTCACAAGGATCACAGCAAGGGCCGCGGGGCTCCTGGTCAGGATGGCGAACGGGAGCGTGTACGTAGCGGCGTGGACGAGGGCCGCCACGGACGCCTTGGTCTTCTCGTTCGCCATCCAATCGGACTGGAGGACATAGTCCCCGAACGCATGCAGGACGAGCTGGTCCGCGGTGACCATCAGTAGTCGTCGTCTCGTCGCCTGCGGCTGCCCTTCTTCTTCCCGCGGCCTCCACCAAAGCCGCCTCCTCCGCTGCCGCCCCCACCGAATCCGCCGCCTCCTCCGAACCCGTTCCCTCCGCCGCCTCCTCCGAACCCGCCTCGACTTGGGCGAGCCTCAGCCTCGTTGACGCGGAGGGAACGCCCGTCGAGCTCCTGTCCGTCCCAGTTGGACATGGCCTCTGCGGCCTCCGCGTCCGTCGCGTATTCGACGAAGGCGAATCCGCGGCTCCTGCCGGTCTCCCTGTCCAGAATCAGCTTGACAGATTTCGCGCCCGTGAACGCTCCGCGCAGGGAGTCCTCAGTCGTCCCGTAGGACAGGTTTCCGACATACAGCCTATTTCCCATCTCATACTCCTATTACGTGGGGCCTATTCTTGACCCTCCGAACTTCGCTCCCCTCGGTCATCACGGACGCCTCCACCACTTTGGCCTTGCGGTTCGAGATCGACCTGCCGTACTGGACGTCGTCCAAAACGAGGACCCTCCCCTCTCCCCAGACCTCCACGAACTTCTTGTCTCGGAGAAGGCGGGCCGCCGCGAGGCCACAGGCGCACCACCGCCATCCGTCCTTGAGCTTGACGATGTCATGGCACGACGTGCAGTTTAGGAGCTTCAACTGGCCGGGACAAGTTACACCGGATCAGCCCTTCCTAGCCAGGAAGCTCGCGAGCTCGTCCTCGGACATCTCGGACGGAGGAGACCCTTGATAGACGACAGTCTCCGGGAGGACCAGGGTCCCATCCGCCCTCGCAGCCGCCTCGGGCTCTGCGACGCTCGGCTGCCTCAGGACTCTCAGGGCCGTCCTGCCCGGCGCCCCGTGGTTGATAGAGGAGCTCAGGGAGGGATCCGCGGCCACGTCGTATAGGTCCACCTTCTCCTGGCTCCCATCGTCTCTAACGAGCCTGGCTATCCTGTACATGAGTCGAATAACCTGGGATGGGTCGATGTGTTGATCGTTGTGTTTGGTCCCGATGCCCTGCCACACCTTGATGCCCGGGGTAACGCCGGCGTAGGCCCCTCCGGACGAGTGCCATCCGTAGTTGCAGGCCGTGTTGCGTCCGTACGGGCGCTTGTCCGGGTTCGGGGCCTCGAGGCTGTTGCAGATGGACCAGTACTTGCCAACGCTGGCCACGATCCCGTGATCGGGATAGCCGCCGCTCGCCGCTATCTTTTTCTCGACCGCGGCGTGTACGTCGTGCACGTTCTGGTTGGCGACGATCTTCCCGGGACCGAGGTTCACGACCGGGTCGAATCTGAGGCCGGCCTGAGACCAGACGAGGTCGAGAACGCGCGGAGTCGGAAGCATGCAGAAGAGCATATCCGCGATCTCCTGCATCTCCGCCGCCGTGGCCGGCAGGCGGACGCCGTCGAACGTCCTCTCGTCCCCCCGGATGGGTTCCCTGTGCCAGTTCATTGCGGGGACGCCGTCGAAGCGCATCGCGTCCCGCATGACGCTCACGAAAAGGCGGCCTCCGTCCACGTCAGAGAAGACCTCCTCCCACTCGAACCGGGCCTGGCCGTTTCGGACGGCCGACACGATGTCCCACATTCCGTGGAGGCGCGGCATAGGAGCTCGACGCAGGCGGCCCCGACGGAGGACGTCCTCCGTCGGGGCTCCACAGCCTAGTTCAGGACGTAGTCCATCCACTCCTCGGGGACCGTGCCGGGGTCCAGCATCGGGGACGAGGCCGGGAGGGACTTCGGCTTCCTGACGTGGTCGGGTCCGTTAATGAGCCGCATCCCCGCCTGGTCCGGGGTCCTGTCGTCCTTCCTCGAGTTGCAGCCCGAACACGCCATGACGATGTTCTCCCAGATCGTCTTCCCTCCCTGGGCGCGGGGGACGACGTGGTCGAACGTCAGCTGGGACATCGGCAGCCTCTTGCCGCAGTACTGGCACGTGAACTTATCACGCGCGCAGACGTTGACCTTGGAGAACTTGGCCGACTGCCGGCGGACGTACACCCCGTCCCGAAGCTGGACGACCGCGGGGACGCGGATCGTAACCGTCTCCGCGTCCGTGCTGAGCACGTGGCGGAGCGACTCCCTGAGGGCCGGGAATTGCTTCATGGCTTCACGGCCGATCACGGCCAGAATCTCCGGATAGTCCTTGACCACCAGGTATTTGCCAAGGCACATGTTCGTGACGGCCGTCTTCCATCCGACGACCTCGTGCGGCATCCCGTAGTTCAGGACAAGCGTCTGCGCGTACATGATCTCACCTACCTTCCTTACCTTTCTCTATGTTTCATTTACTGGACACAGGCCCGCAATCCCGGCTCGGCCGGGCGGGCAAGTCTAGATACACGTCCGCCCGGCCTTGGGGGGGGGCCAGGCGGGATCCCCGTCCGCTTTGGCGTCTACGGGAGGCCGGGGTCCGGGTCTCCGAGCTCGATCAAACGCTTCCGGAAAGCACGCGCCTTATTGATGAGCTCCGTGCTCCGCGCCTGGGTGGCAGAGACCGAGGCATTGAGCGCCCTGTTCTCCGAAAGGAGGAGATACAGGACTTCCCGCATCCCGAGCTTCTCGACGTCGAACCGTCCGTCACCAGGGGACTTGGCCATCCTGGACCGAATCTCCGAGGACGCGCCACTGACCTTCTCCTTGTCTTCACCCGTGATCACGACGAGGACGTTGGTCCCGTCGAAGTGGTGGAAGAGCAGCCTCTCCTCGGGGCCGCCGGAGAATCTTGAGAGGTCCCTGTCTTTCGGATCCATGGCGCGACTCTACAGTCACCGGCGGCGCTTCAGCCATACGAACGAGATGATCAGGATCAGGGAGAAGAGGAGCCAGAACCAGGCGTACCCGTGCTCCCACTTCGTCTCCGGCATGCTCCGGAAGTTCATGCCGTAAATCGCGGCCAGGAGCGTGAGAGGTACGAACAGGACATTCACTGCCGTCATCGCCTTAATGCTGGCGTTCATATGGTAGCTGACGATGGAGACATGGAAGTTGACGGAGTCTGAGATGACCTGCCTGTCCGTGACGAGGTCGTCTTCCAGGCGCTCGAGGACCATGATCATGTTGTCCAGGAATGGCTTCGTGTTCACGCTCACGAACAGGCCGGCCCGGCTTGCGAGGTGGGTCAACGTGTTCCTCGCCGTGTGGTCTATCTCCCTCATGACGAGGAAGTCCGTGTGAAGCTTCGAGGCTTCGACGATAATGCTCTCGTCCGCGGTGATCACCGCCCGGTCCAGGACCTTCAACTTCTCCTGCATGACCCTGTGCACGCTCAGATAGCCGTCGGTCACGTGGTGAAACATCTCGTACACGAGGAAGACCGCCGCCTTCGACGTCGACCTGAAGTCCGTCACGTACCGGTCGACCAGCTTCTCGACTAGCTTGGACCTGCTCTCGTGGCAGGAGACGAGGAACCTCGCGCCCAGCAGGCATCGGACCTTCTTCGGGGAGAAGTCCCCGGTCTCCAACCACTCGTCGAACGGGATGTGTCCTACGTCGAACCTGTAGAGGTTCCCCGGAAAGCTGATCACGTCCGAGACCGCGTCGCTTTGGAGGGACTGGATCGCTTCTGAGTCCAGGCCGAGCTTCTCGAGGCCGAGCGGGCCGAGTGAGTCGGAGCCGAGTACGTCTATCCAGTATATCTTGTTCCCGACGTCTTGTATCACCACGTCCTCGAGCCCGACCTCTCGTCGGACTCCGGTGTCATAGTCGTGTTCAAACACAAGGACTGGGCTCGTCCCCATCGAGGCCTCAGGCGATGTCGGTCGCGTTCTGGATGGTGCAGACCGCGCGGAACTCTGTGCTCTGATTCTCGCCGCGGACGTACACGACACTGGAGGTCGTGTCGAAAAGCTCCAGGATCGTCGACGGTTTCAGCTTGTACTCCGGCCCCGACTCGCTGATCGAGAGGAACATGTTCACGCCGCCGAGGTTCTCGAAGATGAACTGGTGGCAGTTCTTCGGGAGTTGTATCTCGAGCGATTCTCCCATGGACGCGCCCGCGGGCGCGTCCCCCGCGAGATGGACCGGAGGGTGTCCTGATGAGGCGTAAGGCAGGACGATGTGGACAGGCCCGGGGTTCGAGAAGGACGCGGCCCCGAGGTCCTTCGTCTTGACCCTGAGGTAGATGGGCTTCGAGTCATCGACCCCCGGGTAGTCGGCGGGGTTCCACACGAACCTGACCTTCCCCCGAAAGCTGTCGTTGAACGAGAAGTCGCGGACGGTCTTTGACCTCGTCCCGCCGGCGGACATGGTGGCTAGCGTGGTAAATGGCCCGTTGAAACTGTCCGACACCTCGTACTGCCAGAAGGCCACGGGTGGGCTCTTCAGAGGGTCAATGTCGATCAGAAGATCGACCACGTTCTGGCGCCGCCTCGTCAGGCTGAACTGTCTCGACATGTCCGTACGCTACCTTCGTGGGCCGGGCGGGAGTCGAACCCGCAGTGGCGTTCGCCGCCGGATTTTAAATCCGGCCCCTTTGCCTGTTTGGATACCGGCCCGTCAGGACTCCATGACCTGACGGATCTTCTCCTGTCTACAGGCCTCCGGGTCCTTCGTGTGTTGGTCTTCTTCCCACAGCCCGCCCCCGCATTCTTCGCACTTGAACGGCGGCGTGAGCATGGACTTCCTGGGCATGGACTGGTAGTCGATGTTGTGGCGTAACGGCTCCACCCCCTGCTGGAAGTGGCGTCGTACGACGGGGAAAACGAAGTTCATGAGGTCCCTTCCCTGTGCCGCGTCAGGGGGGTCTCTGTCTTCTACGAGAGCTTTCCCCTGCTCGATGAGCCTGGCGATCCTCTCCTTAAGGTCGTCAGGCTTGCTCATCCGGCTTATCCTGGAGCTTGCGTCGCTCCCTCGGAGGGGGTTTCCCCATGCCGTTTGATTTCCACGGCTTGCACATGAGACACCCGGCCCTACTCCTCTTTGGCCTTTTTCGCTTGTGGTTCATGGTCCGGGTGATGAGTTAAAGGGTCGATACTACGCCCGCGAGGTTCACGACTAGCACGCTCTCTCGTTGTCCAGGGATCAGTGAAGCTGACCTCCACGGCCTAAGACACATTTTCGTGCCGGACGACCCCGTCGAACTTTACGGCTGCGGATAATAGTGCCGGAACGCCGTCAAAATCTCGGACGTCGCTCTCTCCGTCAGCGGCTCGAGATTTCGTCCCGGATCCGGTCCGAGACGGTCCCAGGGCCGGCCAGTGACCATGAGCGACATCGCCGGCCCCCCGAGAGGCATCACGTAGTGCCAAGCGTCGGGATCGGGCATCTCGTAAACCGTTCCCGGGCCGATCAAGACGGTCATGGCCTCCGGCGGGGGCTCCTGGCCGGGCCCGAAGCCGACGGCCATCTCGTACGAGCCGGTGACAATCCGCATCGCGCTCGGCCATGGATGTGGATGGAACAGCGGGCGCTCGCAGGGATGGATGCGGTGCAGGCTCACTCTCAGGTCGTTCACTTGAGCCCAGACCCTCTCCACTCGCGGGGGCTCGTAATCTATGTCCAGGGAATGCCAGAGGCCGGCCCGACGCAGGAGGCCCGGGAGCATCTCTTCCACTCGGAAGAGTTTCTGGATCATCTCCCCCTTCTGCACGCCCATGTGGAAGGTTACGCCGGAGGCCCTCCCTGCGCGGCATCGAAACCCTTCCGGTTCCTCGTCGGTCTCGGCCTGAGCTCCCTGGGTTGACTACTGATCACCCTGCCATCCCTCGAGCCTGATGAACCTGTGGAAAGTACAGGAGCCGACGGTGCAGACGTAGCTCGGATGAACCGTCCCGTCGGGATCGACGCGATGGACGGTTGACACCATGCGCGTCACATGTCCGTTCGGGCATGTGATGAGGGCGAGGTTCTTGAAGCCGCGGTGCGGGTCCAGGTAGTCCCAGCTCAGGGGAGGGGGCTGGTGGTCGAGCTTCCCGCGCGGGACGAGCTCGTGCCTGTAGAGGACGACTTTCCTGGTCAAAGGTCTCGCGCGTTCCGGATCAGCACGGGGATCCCCTCCCATTCCGCCGGGACGGCGCGCGGAGGCCGCGCGGCACGGACGTATACGTAGAGACAGGACGGGCCGGCCTCAACCGAGACGGTCGAAGAGAAACCGCGCAGGTGCTCGAGGAGCCGAGCGGCCGCTTCTTCCAGGTTTTCCATCAGTGGAGGCGCGGGGAATCGAACCCCGGTCCGCGCAGTTCCGTCAAAGTCCTCTTCACGTGCGTAGCCGGCGTAGCTGCCCCGGCTCAGATGACGGCGGGCGTCATAACGTCCCCGCCTGGAGGCTCTTGCTTCTCTCGCCCTAGGGCCGCTGACCTCGCTAAATTCCCCAGAGCCAGCCCGTGTGGGTTTATGCCGTCCGGGTTACTCGGGCTCCTGTCCCAGCCGACAGCTCACGCGGCGATGCCGACGTCAGCGATTGCGTTGTCGTTCGCAGTTGGTACGGCTCGCTTTGTCAAGGCAGATCGAGCGCTGCCTGCACGCAGACTTCTCCTTTCCCGCACGTCGAAACCGATCGCCCCCGTACAATCCTTGCAGGGACTTCCGGACCCTACAATCAGGACTCCATCACCTCGACGACGCGGTGGGCGTCGTCCCCAACCTCCTCAGCGTGCTTGGAGAGGTCCGTCATTTCGACGCCACAGACCGGGCACACGCGCGGGATGACGGAGAGCTTCGACGCGCCGCGCGGGTTTATTATCCCGATCCCGATGCGTTCGTGAGCGGCAAATCCGATCTTCCCATTGACGCTCACGACTCCATCACCTCGACGACCGTGTGCTCCACGTCGTTAAACGCGGACGCGTGCGTGGCCAACTGACTCGACCAAACGGTCTCACCGCAGGCTGGACATATGACCCATCCGCCGTTGTAGTCCTTGGTCGTGCGCAGGGGCTGGGCCATGGACTGAGCGAGCTTCTGCCTCCCCTGCGCCGAGTTTATGAAGTTGGAGATCAGCTTTTCTTTGACCTCCGGGGAGAGCCCATTAGTTTGCCTCATCATCGGGCGGCCGCTCCCAATCCGGCGGCAGGTCTGTACGGATGGGGGGACCGCCACGGTGCCTTCCGCCGAATCCGTCCGCGAGGGTCCCGTTCCTGAGCTTCTCCCCGAACTCTCGAGCCTTCTGGCGGTAGTACTTCCTAGCGTCGGCCCGGACGTCGTCGGAGACGACGGTGCCGGCGACGATCAGCTTGAACTTCTTGCGGACGACCCCGTCCACCTCGGCGATCCGCTTTTCGACTTGGTCCCTGAAGGACTCGGTCTCAGACAGGCCGTCGATCCCCTCAACGACCGCGAGCATAGCGTCCGCGATGTCCGGATGGAGCATGCCGACGTCGACGTCCTTGAGGAAGGCGTCGATGGCCCAAACCTTGTCGATGTCCTGCAGGAAGACAAATTCGTCCAGAATGAGGTCCACGCCCTCCGTTGCCCTGTTGGACCCGTTGTCCAAGGCCTTCTGCGAGATCTTGTAAAGGTGGTCCGCGCTCACGGCGGGCCTCTGCATCCACCCGGCCCCATTGAAGACATCCCGGGCAAACAACCCCCACCTCCCGAGGAGGGCGTCCTTGAGCTCAACGAACGCGAGTTCGGCCCCGTCTATGAGGTCGTGGCTCGGCTCCCCGTGCATGTCGGTACCGAAGGCGACGCACTGGTGGAACTTGTCACCGAGCCCCTGATGAAGCTGCCGGAAGGCGCGGGACTCGAGCCCCGTCTGCTCCGCGAGGACGCGCTTTGCGGCCTCTCTCGGGGTCTCCCCGTCCAGCATGGGCCCTCCCGGAAGGTTGAACCCGTCCTCCTCGGTTCTGAGGGCGAGGACTTTCCCATCCCCGTCCCGGACGGCCAGCCTCACCCCGACATGCTGAACGACCTTCCTGACTGAAGTCATTTCGGACGGTACTTTACGGTCCCGGACCCTCTGCCGGAGGAGTTCCGGCCTGGTCCAGCCATTCGGAGCCGGGCTTTGAGTTCCAGGGCCACACCGTCCTGGGCCTCGAGGCCATTACGGAGTCCCAGGCCCTGCGTATGCCCGGGCGCGCGAGGACGAACGCGACCGGGATAGCTATCATGGCGGCGTCGGCGAGCACCGACCAGGCAACCGGGATTCGTACGAAGTGGTCCGCTATCATCTTCGCCCCGATGAGGATTGCTATCGCGGCGAGGCTCGACTCGAGGAACCTGTGCCTCTTCAGCAATCCGACCATGACGAAGTACAGGGACCTCATCATGAGGGCGGCAAGCACGTCGGACGTGTACACGACGATCGGGTGGTGGGACACCGTGTAGATGGCGGTTATCGAATCGACCGCGGACATGGCATCCACGATCTCGACCGTGGCGACGACGATCAGGGGCGTGACGAGGAGCTCTCCCCCGCGCAGAGACGTAAGGCCGGCCCTTCCGGCCCAGTCGGACCTCAAGACGAGCTTCAGGAGCCTGCTGTCCGGCCTCTTTCCGCGGTCGAGGAAGACCTTCAGGCCCACGACGATGAGCGCCGCCCCGAAGACGTAGCTTATCCATCCGAACCTCGGGAGGATGAAGCTTCCGGTTGCGACCCAAAAGGCCCGGGCAGGGACCATGCACAGGACGCCCCAGGACAGGAGAAAGCTCTGGTACGCCTCGGGGACCCCGTAGAGGGAGAAGATGATGGAGAACATCAGCAGGTTGTCCATCGACAGGACGCTCTCGGTGAAAAAGCCGTACCCGAACTCCGCTACATAGCTTGGCCCAAGAGACAGGGCGAACCCGGCGCAGAAGGCCCCGGCCAGGATCACCCAGGTCAGGCTCTCCAGCACGGCGAGCCCGATGCTCCTCTCGTGGGGCTCCCCGTGCACAACCCCGAGGTACAGGGAGATCACGAGGAGAAGGAGGAAAGCGAGAATGACGTAGTGCTCCGTCCCCACGTGGGTGCCAAGCATGGTGCGCATGTCACCTCTGGGCCTTCGAGACGTCCAGGAACGGCGTCGCTCCGGACGTGACAGAAGGGAGCTTACCGTCCCACTTGCTTATAGCTTCACGCTGCAGGTCAAGAGATGTCTTCTGGAGGTGGAGCGGCGTCAGATCCTTCAGGGTCACGTACGCCCTCTGATCTGCGGCCGTCCGGACGTCGAGGGCATCGGCGTACCCCCTGGCCCTCTCCCTTTCCTGTTCCGCCTCAGCCTTGACCTGCCGGACGCGATTCTCCTCCCTGAGGGCGTCTTCCTTCACGGCTATGGACTTGTTGATGGCGGCCGCGACATCCGGCGGAAGCCGGAGCGCCCCGTTTATTGTTATTTGGTCGATCATGAAGCCGTCCGGCTTCAGCTTCTCCGCCACCCGCTCGGTCACCTTCTTGACCAGCTCCGCCTTGCCCTTCCCGTAGATGTCGTCGATGGACATCGTGGAGGCCGTCGCGTTGAAGGCTTCCCGCACGGAGTTCCTGACGTACCCGTTCGCGACCACGTGCAGGTCCGCCTGGTGGAACCTGAGGAAGAGGTGCGGAGCCAGTGCCGGGTCGACGTGGAAGCCGAGGCCGATGTCCGCGTTCACGCTCACGCCCTCCGTCGAGGAGAACGTGACGGACTCGTCCACCGGCTTCCCCTCGTGCAGGGAGGACGTCCACACGACGTTCTGGACGCTGATCGGGAACTCTATGACCTGCTCGGTGACTGGGTTGAAGATCGTCCACCCGGTCACTATCGGGACGTCTTGCACGCCGCGGATTTTGTCCGAACCCGTGAGCTCCACCTTGATTCCGACGTGCGACGCATCGATGCGGGTGATGGAGGCGAAGGCGAGGACGATGAGGAGGGACAGGGCCGCGACCGAGGCCAGGACGAGCTTCACCCTTTTGAACGTCCTGGCGTCCAGCCGCGGAGGAGGGAGGCTGTCCGCCGGCGGGCCCTTGCCGCCGGGCAAATCTGCCGGGGTCCCTTCGTCTTTGTCCGTCACATCGCCTCCAGGACCTGCTTGACCTCGTCCTCCGACATGAGCTTCGCGATCTCGAAATGCATGCCGTCCTTTCGGCCGAAATGCCCTCCCCAGTAGAGGCCGAGCCGGTTCGCGATCGGGACGAGCTTGCGCACGCTCCCATGCTTCCCGACGAGGGCCGGCACGGACCCGAGATAGTTCCACGGGACGTTGATGTCGAACGCGGACCCGAAGCTGTGGTTCGACAGGATGGTCCTGGACCCGCGGATGAAGCGGGCGGAGTAGGAGCCTCCCCACGAGAGGACGAGCTTCCCGAGGCCGGCCTTCTCAGCCGCCTGGAAGAAGCCGGCGAACTGCGCAGCCCCAAACCTGTGGAACGGGAAGCTCTTGTGACCCGCGGTCCCGGTGACGCCGACGAGCTGCGGGACCTCGACCTGAACAATGTTATCCCGGTACCAGGACCCGAGGACCGTGATAGCCTCCGGGTTCCCAGGGATTCCGGCCGGCTTGTATTGGAATTGACCGAAGAGAGCGGCCTTCGCCCCATCACCGCCAAGAGGCGAGAAGTCCGGACGGGGCGGCCAATTCGGCCCTGATTCCGCTTCGGAATCATCCTCGAGCGGATCGAACCCGTCCGTCATGGCAACTCCATACGTGAGACGCCCAACCTCCCCGTCCGGGTTCAGGTTGCGCGACCCTTGATAATCCCGGGTCGCGTCCTTCGTCATCTCGTCAAATTTGCCGTCGACCTCCAACCAATAGAAGTCGCGCCCGCGTAGGAAATACTCCCACTGCAGGACGTCGTCGCCCGACATACCGAGTCTTAGCGTCCTCATGAGGTGATCTTACCTGAACCCACAGGGGCTTTGAGAGTGACTCGATTCTACAGGATGAGGGGAAAGGATGATGGTCTACCGGCCCCGGGATACGTAACCTGGGACTCCAGGGATCAGCCCGACTACGCCGGCGCATACGTCACCGGCTTGGTTGGGTCCCTCGTTTCCGGAAGCGTCGTGGTCCAGAGCGAGTTCGACGCCCCGAGTCTCGTCACCCTCTACGAAGTCGATTTCACGTCTCTCGCAAATCAGACGCTCGGAGATGCCGGATCTACGCCGACAATCGACGGTCGGACATGGTATCAGGTGAGTCAGGCGGCCGGAGTTCCGACGCACTCACAGATCGTGAACGGGACCGGGCTCGTCGTTACCAACAGCGGATCTACTGGGACGTACAGGCTCGGAATTCGGTTTGCCGACGTGGACCCTGGATTCACGGCGGATCCGAGGCAGCAAAGGTACGAGGTATGGATGCTCGGGGCCCGTTCTGGGACTCCGGCCGGAGCCTCCGTATACGGGGCGTTCATCGGGGACTCGACGAATGCGACCCTCTACGTGTACGGAGTCGGATTTGAAGGCGGGACTCCGAGCCTCGAGTATTTTTCCTTCGCAACAGGCTTCGCTATCATCAACACCGCCGCGTCCAACGCACACGACGTGTTCCATCTGTCGATGATGAATAGATATGCTTTCGAAGGACGGTACGGGGACTCGTCTGGGGGGCAGTTCCCGGGCTACGACGGGCTGACACTGATGGCAAAACACGCCAACCGGATGGACCCGGTCTCGACAAGCGTTCTCGCAGCCGGAGTCATGGCCAACAACGTCGCCGGGCCGGTCATGACGTACACCCGAATGAAAATCGTGAAAATATCGGGTGTGTGATCGATCGAAGGGCACGGCGGGCACGGCGGGGGTCGAACCCGCGACCGGCGGATTTAAAATCCGCAGCTCTGCCTCTGAGCTACGCGCCCGGTTCAAGCTCCTCGATTGCCCTCCTTAAGTTCTCCCTAGCCCTGTCCTCGAGTTCCTCCCTGAACAAGTCAGTGTGGAACACGCTGTCCATACCGATAAACCTGCGGAGGACGGATAGCCTCCCCGTCCGGAAAAGGTCATCCGGGACGTGCGCGTACTCGGACCTGATCTGGCGCCCGTACTCGGAGAAGCGGTCCCACTCGGCCCCGAGGATGGACAGGTCGGCGTCGACTACGCACTTCGCGTCCGGGGTCTTGAGCTCCCCGCCCCGGTGCTGCGTCAGGAGGATGAGGCCCCGGACCCGGAAGCACTCGACCTCCCTGATCCCGGCGGCGGCCAGGGACTTGGTCGCGAAGTCCGCGCTCCTCCTCTCGCTGTCCGAGGCCCTGACGTCGTATACGGCGTCGTGAAACCAGACGGCGAGCTCGGCGCTCGCCGAGACGTCCCCGATCTTGTCCAGGGCGGCCATGCACTCCGACAGGTGGCGGGTGTTGTGGTACGCGCGGCGCGAGTCCGAATAACGAAGGACGAGGTTGTCGAACAGGTCCTCCGGGGCGTCAAGCCCAGCCTTAGACCACGTCTTGATCCACCTGTCGAACAGATCGGCGGTCAGGGCCATGTCAGAAGGTTATCCCTACCTTCTCGAAGAGGGCCTGATTGTACTCGCCGAACGCCCCGTATGCGAGCTCGGCCGGCCGGCACCACCTGACTACTCCGGCCTCATCGGTGTGAATCTCGCCCTCCACCTCGCCCTCGAAGGTCGTGCAGTAGGAGTCTTCACACAGGGCCTCATACACGGGCTCCATGTTCTTGATATTGAGCCCGGTCTCTTCCTTGAGCTCGCGCTTCGCGGCCTGTTCGTCCGTCTCTCCCTCCTCTACGTGACCGCCGGGGAGGGAGAACTTCGACGGATCGTCCTTCCTGGATACACCGAGCACCATCCCGTCCTCGCGGAAGACGAGGATCGCGACTGTCCTGCCCAGTTCCTGCTCCAAGTCGTTGGAAAGGATCTCGTCGTCCGTCATGGCGGACGGTACCGGGGAAGGGAGCGGACTTTCACGCAGCCTCGAGCTGCTCCGCCAGGAGCTTGCGTCCGCGGTGGAGCCTGCTCATGACGGTCCCGATGGGGACCCCCATGGACGCGGCTGCCTCCCTGTACCGGAAGCCCTCGAGGTCGACGAGCTCGACGGCGGACCTGTATTGGGCCGGAAGGGCGCGAACAGCGGACCGGACCTGCTTCTTCGTCAGGTCGGACTCGGGGGACTCGGCGGCGGGCCTGAGCAATCCGTCATCCCGTGCCTTCGCCAGGATCCTCCTGTGGTTCGCGTCCCTGACCTTCCCGCCGATGAACAGGTTCGTGGCGATCCTGCAGAGCCAGGCGCCGATGTTTGTCCCGGACTCGTACCTGTCCTTGGCCTCCATCGCCCGGATGACCGTGCTCTGGACGAGGTCCTTGGAATCTTCCTGGTTGCGAGTGAGCCTGATCGCTGCACGGCGCAGGGCAGGGAGACCCGACTCGAGCTCTTGCTCGAACGTCATACCTCACCCCCTCCAGCCATATCCTGAACCAGCTCCGCACGTCCGACATTCCGAACCTCCGTGTCCCCATCCATCCAAAGGAGGGCTGCGCCCTCGTCCGTCCCGGCCGCGCCGGCCACCACGCCGACGAGGCGTGCCCTAGCATCGGGGACAAAGTCCTCGAGGCACGTCTCCTCCAGGGCCCTATATGGGACTCCGCGCAGCATGGCGTAGGCCAGCAGGGCCTCCCGTGCGTCGCTTCCGACGTGCGCCTTCTCCAGCCGGAGGGCGTGGCGCTCCGGCCCCCTCGCGGCGGAGATCCTGGCGTTGTACGACCGCCCGCGGGCGGCCAGGCGCAAGATACTCTCGCGCAGGTCCTTGATCCTCTTCCAGTCCTTCTTTTCCATGGCGTCCTCCTGTGTTTCCGGTGCTCGACCTGTGTGAGGGAGCTCCGTAGGGAGGGCCACGTGGCGGAAGTGCTTACAAGAACGGGATCATCTTGGGCCCAAGGATAACTCACTCGAGTTCTTCTGTCAATCCGTCTTGGATGAACTCGCTGAGAATGAAGTCACGAACTTTTCCAGGACGGACAGCCGGTGGATCCCCCTCCCATCCTTCATGGAAAAACCTCTGACGCATCTCGCCCGTCTCCTGGTCCTCGACCGTCAAGCGGACGGAATCCAGTCCGGCCTTCCGAACCATCCAACGGTATAGACGCCCGTCGACTTCGATTCCACGGCTCGATTTCTTCGGGAGGGTCATGGGAGTAGCGTACGCCTCCTATTCGCGGATCTCCCTGATGGACGAGAGCGCCCTAATGGCTGCCGCTTCGCGGGTCGCCGCCGAGAAGGACCCGAAGAAGAAAAGCCCGACCGGGCCGGAACCGGACGGGGAACCGGACTGGCAGAAAATACGCGGCCAGTTCGAGACAGCTGTCAAGAGCACCTTCGCCGACCTGAGGCAGGCGATCAAGGACGAGGACTCGAAGCTGACGGTCTACCAGATGAAGCGCATGCTCGATTCCCTCATCTTCCTGGCGAAGTTCATGAAGATGAGGGACGTGTTCATGAAGCTCCAGCAGGTGGACAAGAAGCTGTTCGGGTGACCTCGAGCTCCGCCTTCAGCTTAGCCACGTGGTCCTCGAGCTCCTGGACCCGCTTCCAGAACCGGTCGCATGCGGCAGCCTTCTCCTCGACGGACATGAGGTCCGCGCTCTGCATCCCGGATGGCGTCTGCGCGAGGACGACCGGAAACTTGTATCTAGCCCACGTCTTCGGATAGAGGGCCTTCGCTATCCGGACGGCGTCGTCCCATGTGTGCGTCCCGCGGATCAGGAAGGTGCTGCTGCTCCCGTGCCGGCTGTCGACGGACCTGTCCCAGAAGGAGATGGCAGTCCATCCCCTCTTGTGATGTAGGGCCGCATGCCCCTGCGGCGCCTCCTTTGAGACCTCTGGGTACCCGCCCTCCCTGCGGGACTCGCGCCTCTCGGCCGGCGGGAGTGTTCCGTCTAGCTCCGGCCACGGGAAGAGCTCGCGCGCCTCCCGCCGGGCCGTCGATCCCTCCGCTTGCCACAGGTAGTGGCCCGTGTCCCCGTAACACCCGAAGTAATAGACGTCAGGGACGACCATATGGTCACGGTACTCGGACACGGGCCCACATCGTGAGGGAGTCCATCACTCCGGGCCAGCTCGGCGCCCTTATCCGCGCCGTTAGCCGAAACTCGCTCCTAAGCCTGGTATGGAAGGCATCGTCGGCCGTCACTTCCGGATCTCCGACATACGCCAGGACGTCCCCACGCCAGTTATCGAGGCAGGAGAAGGCCATTGGCCCTCGAGGGGGCCAACACAGCAGGAGGGTCCTGTCAGAGTGCTCAGCAAGGACTGTCTCGTCTCCGGGGAGGACCTCGCTCCAGGTGATCCCCTCAATGTTGCTCATGTTCAGGCTGTTGCCTCGCCTCGCGAGTCGGTCGTAGGCAACCACGTCGGCCCCGAGTGTCCTAAGGAGCCATGCCCAGTATCCGGACCCGGCCCCCATTTCGACGACAGGTCCGGGAGCTTGGATCTGCCGCAGGATCGCCTCCGTCGGAGTCCCCCACGCGTACCGCTGGACGAGGTAGTCCCTGATTCCGAGCGTGTTACTGGAGCATACGGAGATCAGCGCGGCCATCGCGTCCGCGTCCTCGAGCCCCTCCGGTGCCGGCGGACAAACGGAAGCGTGCATGCGCAGCATTTCGTTCCGCCGCCTTAGGACGTCGACGCTGCTCTTCCACGGCAGCATGCTCTCCTTCTCGGCCTTGGTGAGGGACTTGACCCTGGCCTCCTCGCGCATCGCCCCGGACTTATCCGGAAACGCCTTGGACCAGACGAGCCAGACGGGGCGGGCCGTGCGCGTGTACCTGGCCCCCTTCCCTGAGTTGTGGGCCCGAACCCGCTCCGCAAGGTCGTTCGTGGCGCCGGCATAGAGAGACCCGTCGGAGCAGCGGACCATGTACGCGAACCACCGGTCACGCATTGTGCACCTCCCATGCCGGGAAGTCCGGGTGTTCATACACCGCGAGTAACACGTCCGCGAGGACCTCGTCCGCGTCCGCCTTTATAGGCACCGGGCTTCCCCTGAAGGTGTTGAAGACCCACCTCCTCAGTTCGGCGACGACGCTCTGGCCAGGCCTGGGCCGGATCCACACCTCATACCCGAGAAACTGGACCATAATCGTGTCGCAGTCGAACTTGACGGTGACGTCCGTCTTCAGTCTCACATGGTCGGTCATGTGTCGAACGGGAAAAGGTCGGGGAACTCGGACCTGACGGCGGCGCACAGCCTGTCGCAGCTGTCGACGTCGAGACTACCGATGTGGGCCTCGTGGGCCTCGACTCCGAGGATCGCCGCCATCCAGGCGTAGGCCTGGGTCCTGCTCATCAAGCCGTGGCGCCACAGCCTGTCGAACGCGTCGTGCGCCATCGTTCGCGCCCGGCGCGTGGGTGCGTCCGCCGGGGATCCCATCGGGCTCCCGTCCGGGTGCGCCCCGTGCGACGTTTTGCATCCTGGGCCGGTGCAGTGCCAGTTCACGCCCCACCTGCTCCCCATCAGGCGCATGGAGCTCCCGCAGTCCGGGCAAGTAAGGTCAGCTCTTCCTTGCGGCATAGAGGGCCCTTCGGAGGGCGGTCGGGTCCACGGGCTTCCGGAGGAAGCCGACCTTCCCAAGCAAGGCCTTCGCCCGGCCCCGGGGCTCGCCGCCCGTCATGAGGACGATGGTCTTCGCTCTGTCTGGATCCTTGGCGAGTACGGCCTCATAGAGCTCGTCCCCGCGCATCCCCGGCATGTCCACGTCGCTCAGCACGGAGTCGAAGGATCCGCTGAGGACCATTGGTAGGGCCTCCGCCCCATCGGACGCGAAGGAGACGTCGAACTCCCTGCTTAGGAGGCGTCCCACGGCCCTGCGCATGAGCTCATCGTCTTCCACAACAAGGACCCTGTGCCTAGTCGGTTGCATCATCCCAGGACGGCTCCTTCGGACCGGCGAACACGATCATCTCCTTGACCGACTTTCTGTAATCCGCCGGACCTCCGACGGATCGGGTGCCGGTAAGCCAGTCGAAGTCGAATTTCCCGTACAGACCGACGGCCTCTTTGGCCGACGAGTTCGAGAGCACCGCACGCACGCCCTTCTTCGAGAGCGAACCGAAGAGTTTAGCTAGCCTCTCATGATCTTCGAGGCTGAAGCCGGAAGCCGTGTACCTGTCGAAGCTCGAGGTGCTGGACAGCGGGATGTACGGCGGGTCGAAGTAGACAGCGTCGCCCGGAAGCGCGCCGTCCAGCATCCCCTCGAAGTCCCCCTCGTGAAGCTCAACGGACTTCAAGAGCTCAGATACCGCCCTCAGGTTCTCGGCGTCGCAGATGACCGGGTCCTTGTACTGGCCGAACGGCGCGTTGAACCTTCCCTCCGCGTTGACCCGGTACAGCCCGTTGAAGCATGTCCTGTTCAGGTAGATGAAGCGCGCGGCCCTCTTGACGGGATCCATCTCCCCCGGGTCCTCCCCGCGGATCCGGAGGTATACGCTCTTTTCGTATGCGTATCGCTTCTTCCTGAGCTCGGTCACGAGCTCGGTGACGGAAGACTGGACAACGCGCCAGGCGTTCATGAGCTCCGGGTTGTTGTCTCCGATCACGGCGCGTCCGAACCTGCCTGCTTTCGCCATCTCGATGAAGACGGCACCCCCACCCACCATTGGCTCGTAGTAGGTATCGCACCGGTCCGGAAGCCTTCCGAGGACGTGCACTGCCATGCGGCCCTTTCCTCCGAGCCACTTGACGAACGGGTACGGGGGCTTCTTCGACATGTGCGACAATACAGCCGCCTCAGCTGCACATGACGTCGTAGACGGCGAACTCCTCTTCCGTCATGAAACAAGCTCCGCTATCAGAGTACACCCTCCTCTTACCCTCGATCTCAACGTACCCGTGCCTCACCATCCCGCGTCGGCCGTGAGCCGACACGCCATCAACGATGTCGAGCCCCTTCCACACGGTGACTTCGTCCCCCTCCCTGAATCTGTCAAGCGGAAACTTGGACGGATCCGGCCTCACTCTTCCATGATACGCTTCACGAGCATCACATTGCATTTCCTCAAGCCGTGGTCACGCCGGCGTTTCCCGTGCCGATTCCTATACTCGACGACGGAAAAACACCGCGGGCAGACTTCCTTAGGAGGAGACGTTTCCTTCTTAGGGATGGGCTCGTCGAAGTAACCCATTCTCCTCCCATACTCGACGTACACGGCTCCGTCTTCGAGCAGCTCGAATCCGCGCCCGTCAAAGATCACGGTCCTCCGCGATCTTTCGAGTTGTCGGATTCGGCGTTGGATCTCCTTCTTCGGGACGCGCACGAACTTTCCTCTGGCGTCACGCTTCCAACTACTGACCTCATACTCGTTGATCGATGTAACCCACTTCTTTCCGTCCCACTCAACCTGTCCTTGGTCTGTTTGGTACCGGATCGGGCTCCCATCCTCCGCGAGCTTTGGGAGGTCCATGGGGCCTCTAACAAAACCATCCTTTGCCAGGGTTAGAAGGGCCACTGCCGCGCCCCACGCCTCGATTCCGAGCCTCATAGCCACACGGCTCGGGATTAGATAATCTGGCTTCCCAGGAACCCCGAGGATCCCGAGACTCTTCCTGCGGCCAGGACGGAACGGAATGTGATACAGAGCTTGGAGCACGACAGCTCTGTGGGCGGCCGCTGGGTCCGGGGCCCTGCGAGCCTTCGCGCTCGCACGCTTCCGTCCGCGCGGATCCGCGGGCTCGTGCTCTTCCCAGTCCTCCATTTGGCGTCCCTGGCAGGATTACATCGGCACCCCAGGCAGGATTCGAACCTGCGACAGACCCGGTTTAGGAAACCGGCGCGCTATCCTCTGCGCCACTGGGGTTCAAACCTAGACGCACCGCCGTCCTAAGACGATGGCATGTCGCGCATACCAAATCACATTTCGCTATCTCTTCCTGAACTTTTTTGAGAGGGGAGTTTCTCACCATGATCGACAAGTCTTTCAGTTTCTCACCGCGTACGTGATCATAGTCCATGGCGAACCAGTGGAATGACCTTCCACAATCCGTGCATGGTTCGGATTTCGCTTTACGGATGAAATCCTGATTCTCCGCTTGGTATCTGGCGTTATTCGCCTTCACCCTCCGGTGTTGCGAGGCTCTGTTTTTCTTGTACCACTCCCTGTTGTACCGCCTTTGACACTCTTTGCATCCCCGAATCTTCCCACATTCGCAGGCCATTCCTAACTCTACTTGAGAGTTAGGAAACCGATGCGCTATCCGCTGCGCCACAGGGACATTCGTCTTATCAGCCCTCCCGATATTACGCCCGGCACATGCAGACCTGCGTAGCGTGTCCGAATGCCGAAAGGAACTAGGGAAGTGTTCAAGGTCCGGCTTTTGCTCGACCGTCAGCAGAGGGCGATCTGGAGTCAGCTCGAGGTCCAGGCTGCGTCCGTGGACGGAATAGTCCGCGAGCGAATGGGGCAACAGGCGACCGCCGGCATCGATCTGCACAGGGATTTCTTCATGAAGTCGATCGTGGAACGCTGTGAGAAAGCCGCTCCGGACCTGGATAGGCCGGCAGTGGAGAATCTCGTGGATCAATACAGGACGGCGTTCCTGTTCAGACAAAGATCGGGGGCAGATATGAACCGAAAGAGGAAGACCATCCCTGAGGTCCTGGTTCGGAAGGAAGATGTTGCCTTCTCCGTCACCGGGCACATCGTTCGAATCCCACATCTCGGGGCCGTCCGCTACCGGCCAAACAAGTTTATAGTCGTGCCACCGGACGCTGGAGAGGTGTCGGCCGAAAAAGTGTGGCTCAATCAGAATATCCACAGGATGTTCCTTTTTCGCCAGACGGCAGACCATCTCCTAATCATCGACTGCTCCGATCAGGAGGAGGTGGAGAGGCGGCGTACCTTCAAGAAGGAAAAGAAGCTCCGCCGGTCCGAGGCGGCGAAGAAGTGGCTCTCCGACTGACGAGCTAGGCCCTTTTTACGGCGTCCCCGCGTGCTTTTGGCTCTCTCCATGCAGCCGAAGGAGGTCCTGGACGCCGGGTCGAAGGCGGCAGACACGCTAACCCAGAGCGTCCTCGGGGCCCTCGTCGTGATCCTCGTCATCACGACGGGAGTCGGCCTGTGGTTGGCGTGGAGAGCGAAGCAAGGGGAGCTGAACACGGTCCGCGACCTGCTCGAGGCGAACGCAGAGGAGAAGGTGGCTGCCAAGGACTTCGCCCTCGAGCAGATGAAAGCCTACCAGGGACTGGCCGAGGTCGTGGAGGACCACAGCAGAAAGCTCGAGCGTCTCGGGGACGACCTCGGAAGGGCCGTCAGGGACGGGGACGGGGCCTCCTCGGCGGCGCTCAAGGAGCTCGGGAAGAGGATAGACTCCCTCGCCGGAGCGGTGCCTGGGGTGGACACGAAGAAGTATTACGAGGGTAGGGACTGACCGTGGGGATCGGGACCTTCTTCAGGACCATATTCGGCGCCTCCAAGGAAGAGGCCGATCTGAAGCGCCGGGCGGCTGAAGAGGTCAGGAAGACGAAGGACGGGACCTCCTCCATAGAGGAGGCCAAGATCCGGCTTCAGGAGGCCCAGCGCCGGATCCACAGGCGAGCGGACGAGATAAAGCAGGCCGACGGCCTGGCTGGAGGGACGGATGGCGGAAGAGAAGGGACCCCAGTCCCAGGAACCGGATGACCAGTCGAAGCTCAGCGAGACCCTATCGTCAGAGAAGGGCCTCGCCGGGATAGCGAAGGGCCGGGAGATGCTTACCGAGGCTACGAGCTCGAAGCCTCCACCCCCGCGCGAGGCAATGGGCTCTGTCAGCGAGGTCGGAGAGGCGACGGAAAAGCTGACCGGGGCCGTGGACCAGATGGTATCCCCGCTCCTGCTCGCGCTCGGATTGCTTGACTCCGCGGTCAAGTGGCTGAAGCTGCTGACCGCCGGTGTGTGCGTCGCCACGGCGCTGATCGTCTTCATCGCCGTCCGCATCGAGATGGCCTCCTCCGCGGCCCAGGCCGCCTCGAAAGAGGTCTCCGAGGCGAAGCAGGCGGTGAAGGACGCCCGGGAAGAGCTGACGAAGGCGAACGGAGAGCTCAAGCAGGTCAGGGACGACCTCCTGACTCTGAAGGCCGAGGCCGCGAAGCAGGCGGTCGACCAGGCCTCCCAGCCGAAGATCGTCCCCGGGGACAGGCCGGGGGAGGTCGCCATCGTAACGCCGGCGATAGCCCCGAGGGACATCGAGAAGGCGAAGAAGGCGGCGGAGCAGGCGGTGAAGGCCGGGAAGGAGCCGCCTCCGCTTCCGGAGGCCGGGAAGGCCACGAAGATCCCCGCCCAGCTAAAGCCGGCCGAGGTCGAGGAACTAAACGACGCCTTCAAGAAGAAGTGACGTCAGCCCTCGTCCTGCTCCTCGTCGCCCCCGCATTCGGGGCATAGGACCTTCTCCCCGAGAGTCCAACCGGCGTCCCGCAGCATCTGTAGCAGGTCCCCGTACGTCTCGTCTTCTGAGTCGAACGTGATCGCCTGGCCCTGAAGGCATTTATCGCAGCGGACTCTGAAGTGCAGGCCCATTCCGCCCTCAAAGGATCAGGCCAGAGCTGTCCAGGGAGTCTAGGAGTTCATGGGCCTCCTTGTAGGTGGCCCGTGCGGTCTGGATCTCCCCGTTGATCCCGACGTTCTTGAGGTGCATGTCCACGGACTTGTCGAGGTCTACCGGCTCGATGTGGACGTGCGGCCCGAGCATGCGCTTGAACTCTTGACGCCGCGCGGGCGGGAATTCCGAGATGTCGAATTTCGAGTCGGAGTTCAGCCACTTTAGCATCTCCTCCGCGCGCTCCGGCTGGTGTTTGACGAACCACGTCATCTTCTGACGCCAGATGTGGTCAACCACTTTTCGGATCACGTCGCCGGTCGCCCCATCCAGCCTCTGCGAGGCGTAGGCCCAGTGCCTGTCCTCAAAGCCCTTCGTCGGCATGAACTCCACGTAGTGCTTGAGTATGCGTCGCCGGTCCTCCTCGCACAGCTCGCCAACGATCAAGACCTTGGAGAACCTCCGGATCATGGTCATCGGCATGCGGCCAGGGCTGTTGGTGGCAGCGACTATCGTCAGGTTGGGGTAGTGGACCACGCCGTCCATCAGGATCTGGAACTCCAGGGTCAGGTCGACCTCCCCGCTCGTCTTGAGTTCCTGCTTCTTCATGACCGAGTCGGCCTCGTCGAGCAGGATGTATACGTGCTTGCCGGACTCCTTCTGGAGCTTGACAGCCCCCTCGAAGAGGCGCTTCGGATTCTTCTCCGCCTCCCCGAGCCAACAGGTCAGGAAGTCGGATCCCTGGGCGAAGACGGAGATAGATCCCCGGTCGGCGCCGATCGCCCGAAGGACCTGCGACTTTCCGCAGCCCTGGGGGCCGATCATGAGAACGTTGGACTTGTCGGCCGTCCGGCTCGGGCTGGTGGCTACGAACAGGTCGTGCCACTTCGAGCCAAGCTCGATAGACTCGACGTGCTCCTTGATCTCCTGGAAGCCAGACCCCCAGATCTCCTCGATGGAGACCTTAGGGCGCTCGCCAGGGACGACCGTGAGCTGTCCGTGAGCCTTCTCGTTGAGCTGGTTCTTCACGCCCATGCGGCAGATGTAGAAGGTGTTCTCTCCGAGGTTGTGGCGCCCGAGCTCCGCTCGGCGCTGCAGGACGTATTGGACGACCTTCAGCGGAGCCTCCGGGTCGTCGGATCGCAGAATCTCAACGATCCCCGCGAGAGTCTCGTTCACGAACTTGTTCTGGAAGCGCTCCTCGGGGGTCAGGAGGACGGCCCGATCCTTGTACTTGACCAGGCTCGGGTCCATGTCCGCGATGTTCTGGAGCGCGACCTCGAGCTCGGCCCTCTGCGGGACCCTCGCGTACGGGGGCTCCCAGCGGTTCGCGGCCGCCGCGATGTGCTTCGCGAACACCTTCTCGAGCTTCTCGCTCCAGCCCCAGACGTCGTAGAGGGCGCCGCACAGGAACTGGATGAAATACCCCTGCTTCCGAGCGAAGCTCCCGAGAGGCTCGTCCGAGAGGGCGCGGGCGAGGATCTGGGCCTTACGCCTCGTGTAGGCGGACACACTGTCCGGGTTGTCCCCGGCGTCAATCTCCCCGTGCAGATCGATGTTTTCGAAGATCGACAGGGCCACGTCGGTCAGGATCGGGTCACCGTGGATTTGGAGGCCGTCGATCGAGTGGCGCTTCACGAGGTCCCGGTAGTAACCGTCGAGGACCTTGATTACCTCGTACGCGTAGTCGAGCGTGTGAGCTTTGACGGCGCTGATACCGAACAGGGCCCCGGCGTACCGCTCGAGGGCCTGTCCGTTGAGGTGCGCAAACTGCTGCATCTTCTGCACGTCCGCCTCGATGGAGTCCATGCCGTCCGGCGGGAGATACAGGCCCTGTGGATCGAGGACCTTGACCAGCCCGAGGGACGCCCGAAAGAGGTCCCGGACGAGGGACAAGGCGCGGAAGGAGACACGGAGGAACTGGTTGTCCGACGCCAGATGTGCCGTCTCCAGCTTTTCGTCCTCCAACCCCTCCGTCGCGTCGTGCTGATTGATGAGCTTCATGGAGCTCCGGATCTCCTGGCTCATCACATTGTTCGCCCGGGCCAGAGGATCCATGTAGGAATCCAGCGTCCGGCTCCGCTCCTTCACGGACTCGCAGATTCGGGCGAAGGCTGCCTCGTCCTTCTTGATCTGGACGATGCTGACGGACTCCCGGAACATGGCGGGGCCGAAGGAGACGGTGGACGCGGAAGAGGAGAGATTCCAGTTCATGACGGAAGGACACGTTACGTTGAAGGGACACGATCGGTAGGCGGGACAGGGGTCGAACCTGCGACGTCCGGCTTGTAAGGCCAGCGCTCTACCACTGAGCTACCCGCCCGAATCTTGTGCCGTAGCCCCGGCATCCCCAGGGTCCCACGGCGGTGGGCCGTCCGCTGTCCACGCGGCCCCGACCTCCCATATCTCGTCCACGGGAGGATAGGCGCTGACGTGGCGCTCGACCCTTTGGCCCCCGTCCGGGAGCTCGGTGCTGACGATCAAGAAGGCCCGCCTTCCGCGGACCCCGCTCTGGACCTTGTGACGGTATGTCGCCGACTTCCTCCACGGATGCCGCCTGTAGCGGCGCTGGAAGTCGTCCGTCCAGGAGAAGGTGGAACTGAAGCTGACCTTTGTTTCCTGGGCGTCGCGGCCCCAGAAGGTGACGCCGACCTCGCATTCCTTCCCTCCGTCCGAGATGACGCCGACGTCCGTGGACACGCGGATCGGCCATGGGAACGGGTTCTTGACGACGAGGTCGGAGGAGTAGCACATCCCGCCGTCGGACTCACACTCTGGCGGGAAAGCGACGGTCGCGTCCAGCCCGGCCATGATATAGGAAGACGGCCTCGAGTGCGGCAAACGGCGGACGACCTTCAAACCTGAAGCAAGGGCCGCGGCGTGCATCGTGGAGCTCACCTGACAGACGCCCCCGCCGACATCCGGGGTCAGCTCGCCCATGAAGATGACCGGGGCCTCCACGAACCCCGCCTCCTTGGAGCGGACCCCGACCGCGGCGTTGAAGCTGAGGTCCTCCCCGGGGGCGACGACCTTGCCGTCGAGCTTCTTGGCCGCGAGCTCGATGTTCTCCGCCCGTGGGGCGGCCTTGCCGGCGCAGCCGTACCTGGTCACGTACGACCCGAGAACCTGGTTAAACGGACGGACGTCGAGCTCTTCGGGGGAAAAGGTCGCCCTCGGCGCCGGGGTTGCCAGGGGGGATGAATCCGACAGATCCGGCGCCGGGGGCTGGTTAGTCTCTCTGCCGCAGGACGACAAAAGGCCTGCGGCTACCGTGAGCGCGAACGGCATGAGCTGCGTCACGGCCAAGACATTACGCTTGTCGGGGTGGCGGGACTCGAACCCGCGACCTCCCGGTCCCGAACCGGGCGCGCTGCCCAGACTGCGCTACACCCCGTTATCTTTTCGTATCTGGTCCATCGCGGCGCGGAGAAGGTCCCCGGCCGAGACTGAGTTGATGTTGGAGTCCGTCTCCAGAT